GTCGGCAGCGTCAGATGTGTATAAGAGACAGATCATAACGGTGCTGCCCGTATATGAATAGTATTCCGCATCTTTTGCAGTAGCATTACCATCTTTATCCTTTACCTTCTCAAAGACGTAAGTCTCTGTTTCTTCACCTTCGATTGCTGTTTGAGTGACCGTTTCCAGAATTCGCTTGTAACGGATAACAAGACATTTCTTTGGTTGTGTCTTTTTCTCCTGCTTCGTGCCCCCGTTACCGTCCGGCACTTCAACAATCACATCTTCTGTTTCAATCTTGCTGTCCTCAAAAGTGAAGTCTAACAGCATAATCTTAAAATCCTTCTCATCATCGCCTATTTTACAGACTATTTCAGAAAAAGGTTTCTTCTGGTCGAATCTCATACCTTCAAAAGGTAGTTTGACACGACGGTTTTTCATTACATTGCCCAATCTCTTTTCCATATTTATATTTAATTTACGTAATAAGTTCTTTGCATCTGCATGTATCGCAAAGCCAATTCTGGAAGAGCAGCGCAACCGGATTTCTTCCGGAGACAGACCTTGCTTTCTTAATTTTGCAACCTCCCGACACAATTCTACCTTATTTCTTTTTCTCAAAGCCCGATGATCATGGGATGAAACATAACCACACACATCTATGCCACCTTCATAAACCGGACGAACATTCCAACTCTTGTTTACCGGAAGCAAATAATCTCTTGTAAGTACCATTATTGATAATTCAGTTACAATGTGGAGAAATGCCTTATCATTGTGCATGATCACAATGTTATCGGCAAAACGAAAATAGTATCTCAATCCATTTTTCAGATAAGACCTAAACTTTTTGCTAAGATACGCAACTCCCTTACTTAGCTCCTCTTCTTCCTTCTTTGTACGGCAAGTTACAATACAGTGAGTAATATACCTCCCCGTCCAATACGCCAATTTTTCCGTATCAGACAGTATTCCGAATACGGAAATAGCCAACCGGTCAAAAGGAGCAAGAAAGAAGTTTGCAAGTATTTGGGAAATCTTCACGCCAAGAGGAATTCCTTGATAATAGCTATCAATGAATTCATCAAGAAAGGATAACAGCTTCGGGTCTTTGATTTTAAGCCGAACATGCTCCTTCATCAAATCGTGATGAATATTGGGGAAGAAATGGTGGATATCCATTTGTACAAAGTAATATGTACCTTCATAATCAGCATACAGACTACTACGTAGCAAATTCACGAAATCATGAGTACCACGTCCTTTGACACAAGAACATGAGTTTCTGATATAAGTTCCACATAACAAAGGCTCAACGTGTAAACACGCTGCCCATTGCATTACATGGTCCTTCACGGGTAGTTTAGCAATACGTCGAGTTTTTCTCTCGTGTATTATCTTCTCTACATATTCAGATGTTTGCCACATTCCGCTTATGTAAGCGGAAAGCAATTCTTCAATATTACCCGGCAATTCTTCTTCAAACTTGCGAACGGATTCCCGGGACTTTTTATGCTCGGAAAAACCGTCAAAAGCAAGTTCAAAGTTCCCCTTATCTTCAATAAGAGGAGAAATGTGTCCTTTCCTTTTCATTTTTCAGTGTCTCGGCAGTGTCTTGTCTGCTTTTCTTCTGACTTCGTTACGTTCGGCCCGATTCACGGTCTACCAGTACCTTAGCCTTTAGTTTATTTTTCGCCAAGGGGCGAGGTTTCAGCACACCTTGTATTTCGTTCTTGAAAAGTTGAGAGGCGAACCCCAGTTCACATTGGCACTCGAAACAGCATTGTTCACATTCAAAGCCGCAGAACCCGATTGAACCCCGTTGTTCGCATTACAACCACGGAGACACAGCCGGAAGCCAGAAAACAAAGGCTCATGTGCTGACAACCTTTATTGAGGCGCAAAGATATAAATTGCATCTTACTTGATAAACATAAACATGGAAAAAATGTCAAAGAACAATCTGGGTGTCGCTATCGCGCCACGGGTGCTGGCTCCTATCGGAGCCGTGTACACGCATCCATTGTACACCTTCGTTCACAACGGACACAACGTAAACTTTTGCACCCATTTGTACCCTTTAGGACGCTGACGCATATTCTGGGACCACAGTCCATTCCTCTTCTGCTTCGCAGAGAGGCGAACCCCAGCTCACAGGGGCACTCGAAACAGCAGCGTTCACAGCCAAAGCCGCAGAACCCGATTGAACCCCGTAGTCCGCACTACAACCACGGAGACACAGCCGGAAGCCAGAAGTGCCGCCTGATGTATTCCAAAAATAATCGCAATGATAAGTAGAAGATGAAGCACCCGTTTGAGTTGGAAAGTTCTCCAAATTATCATAACTAAGTTGCTTAATATACCCCTCACATCTTGTCGGAGAAGTGGAATAAGCGACCATACCGGCCTCATTCCCTATCGTCCAATTTCCATAAATGGAAGGAGCTACCAAGTGCGTAGTAGATGTATCTTCATTGCACCGGACAAACTCATCATCCATTTGCCTCCACAAATGACCGAACGGATTTTTCAGACCGAAGAATACGGGAACGGGAGCTGCATACGCTGTACTGCCATCTTCTTTCAAGATATTATAGGTAGAAGCTCCGCATCCGTCTCCAAGTTCAATACCAACGGTAGTAGGAAGGAGAGGACGATAGCCATTGAAACCGTTCCAATCTGGCATATTAGTTACGCCACTTCCCAAACCACCTTGATACAATCCGTCTGCATCCCTTGTTGCATTGAAAGCGGCCTGCATATCCCTCGTACCAAAAATTATCTCAAACAAGACTTTTACTACTGTAAAATGGCGCATTGTACCACATAACCATCCAGAACCGTTTTTACGTGCAGCAGCACGGAAATATTCAGTAGTCTTATTGGTTGCAGCCCGACCGATTAAAGTTCGGTATGTACCGTCATAAGTGGCGTTATTATCACCCCCACGATAGTTTACATCTTCATTCACGTAGCTTACCAACGTGTCTGTTGTACGATCAAGGCACGCATGACCGTGAGCGGACATACTTCCGACTGGAATAGTGTAGTTATACTGTCCCGGAATTGGAGAAAGTGAAATCTCCATATAGAAAAGCCGTCCAATAGTGTAGAAAGCAAGATAAAACTTCTTCCCCCAACCCCATTGATAGTGTCCCATGCTGCCATCAAGTTTAGCAACTTCACCATTCGCAAACCGATAATGATTGGTAGGGTCAAGTTTACGCCTACTATGGTCGTTCTTCACCAAGTAGCAGCCAAGTCCAAGCACATCCTGCAAATTGCGCAACATTTCAAGGCTACCAAACCAACCGGCCGCTTTAGGTGTCGAATTATCCAAGTTCCATACTCGCCCACACGACGGAGCATTAGACAAACGAACTGCCTGCCGCAAATCCATTTTACCAGAAGCCCCCGTCTTATCATCGAAAACTTCTATCTTTTTGTCTTGTACTTCATTGGTAGCCAAAGGCAAATCATCGACTTGCTGCCCACCGTCAAAAGCTCCAATTATAGAACGGAGCTTCGCTTCTTCTGCTTCTGTAAAAGCCATAATTCAAATTTATTAAATAGTTAAACAATTCTTATCTTACCACCATTCAAACGAATTTTCCCGTTACCCGTCAAACGAATAAGCGGAGTACGAATAGTGACATCAACTTTCTGCCATAACTCCGTATTTTGAGTAGGAATAACATAAAAGGTACTCTTTCCCGTCCCTAATACGGTAAGAGTACCGGACGGGTCGGCATCAACCGAGCTACCGGATATTCTCTGATACAAAGCATTTTTCAAGCAGTAAGAAGGGAAAAGAGTTATATTAATCTTCTGGCGTAGCTTATTCTTTGTACTGATAGATACCGGAACAGAAACTAACATCCGCACTGGGGCAGCATTAATATATCCGGCTACAGTTTTAGATAAAGCGTCCATCTCGACAATTTTCTTACTTGCTTCCCCGGAAATGGTATCCGCACGTATTGTCGCCTGCTCCGCTGCCGCTTTTGCTATGTCAGCATCATTTGCCGACACATTCGCACGTGTCGCCGCCTGTTCTGCAGTAGTCGCAGCGCCTATCAAGTTATCCGCAGCATTAGAGGCCCGTATTGCTTCCAAAAGAGCTTTCTTAGCCGCTTCGGTCGCTTGTGTACCACGGGCGAGACAACGCCACCAAGCGGTATCTGTCACCGGATGTCCGTTATTCTCATCTTTTATTGAGAGATAACAGCTATCTTCCGTAACGACAAAATCAAACCTTCCATATTTGACAGTATTCGAGTAAGCTCCCTTATCTGTAAAGGCAATCTTACCAAGAGGAATTTTAGTCATAACCGTATTTTTTAAAATCATCCAACATTCAAGAAAAGCTCTCCGGTAGTTTCGTCAAACTTGATAAGCTGTGGACTTACCTCATCTTCAAAACTCATATAAAGTACCATATCTTCCTCCTCAATGGAGAAAGTAGGATAAATGACACCACCTTTCGCAAGCACACCCGTATCGACATACTTTTTTAAAGTATCATCCCATTGCCACCAGTTTCCGTTCTCACCCATGCGTGGAGGATTGTCGGCTTGCTCTTTTGCTCGATTAGCCTGCGTATTGGCATTTCCGATCGCTGTATCTGCGTTCTTCTTTATTGTAGCAAATTCTGCTACCCTATTCTTTTCAGTGGTAACACGCCCTCCCTCCGCAATCACACGAGAACTTTCGGCAGACACACGTCCCTTTTCGGATTCTACACGAGTCTTTTCGGCATTCACTCTACCCGTTTCGGCAGTAGAACGGGATGTTTCAGCCTTTCCCCTTTCCGCTTCGGCAGTGGCGCGTTCGGTTTCAGCTTTTGCACGTGCGGTTTCAGCAGTAGAACGATTCTTTTCAGCATTGACACGAGCTGTTTCATTGTTCTGTCTGGTACTTTCGTTCGCCTCAATTTCTTTCCGCGAATTATCTGCGGACGTTGCAGCGTCAAGAGCTTTCTTTGTTGCCGAAACAACATCGTCATAGGCTTGCTTAATGAATTCCAGACTGACCTTGACACTCTTATTCGTTGCATCAACTCCGAGCGTCCACAACCCAACCAGAGTTGTAGCAGCTTTCAACTGTGATACTTTAATTTTCTTAACCGGCATAATACTTCATATCTATACAAGTTTCACCATCATCCTCCAACACAATTCTTTCATCATCTTCTGAACCCAAGATGTAGTCTGTTTCACCTATTCGGAATACTGTAAATACAAGCGTGAAGCTAAAAGAAACACGTACAGTTCCAGATAGAGAAAGAATTTTAAAACCAGAGCTCTTTTTGTAATAACATGGATATTCTTCGTCTGTATATCCTACATAAAGAGCTCTTTCCTCCGGCTGTATCAAATCATAGAAGAAAGCATCATAGCATTTCCAAAACTGTTCGATACTGTCCGCACACATTTCACATTTGAAAGTCACATCCTTTGTACTGAAAAAAAGCTGTTTCACATCATATATCTGCCCGTCTTTCGTCTGAATTTGACTAAGCATATTCCGTTTCGCAGTCGGTGACTTCAACACTTCATCTTTAGCCTCGGTTACAGTTATCCCATAATCACGCAGTGAAACTCCGTCTATTTCATAACTGCACTTCGGTATGATCACACCACAATCGGAAGTCGGAGCATACTCTTCCGGACGTTCAAATGAATCCTCCACGAACTTTAAAGAAAACTTAGTTGAGTCAATCCAAACGCTATTATCTGTTTGGGAAGATAAACGTAGTTTCCATTCACGCCCCAAAGAGGAAATTCGGAAAACGTGATACTCTGGCTTACTTACAAAATCAACAAAGCCGAAAGCGTCTTCCGCAAAGAAGTCTAAAGTTATTTCCTTAGAACTTAACTTCGGGTCTGACAAGTCAACTTCTACTCCATCCTCTTCGGGCCAATCGTTTTTATCTGGGTCTTTCAAAGCAGGGAACGTTAATATATTATCGTACCCACCACTAATAAAAACAGCACCGAAACGAAGGTACATATCTTCACCGTCTATGTAAAAAGCTCCTTTCATCTTGTCAATTTTACACCTTTATCATTCATCTTCTGAATGCCATCCTTTACCAGACCTATATCTTTCGATATTCCTTCTAAATGTGCTGTATTAGCATCAATGTTAGAAAGAAGTCCAACAATGACAGACATATTATCTTTAATGATTCTAATATTCTCATTCATTGTCATGGTTATTGCTTTGATATCCACTATTCCGGATGATACACCTTTGTAAATAAGAGTATGTGACTGCAATTCTGTTTTTACGTCAGATAGAAGAACATTAGTCATTGTCATTCTACCATTCAATTCATCGACCGAATCCTGCGAAGCATTTGCAATACCTTTCTTGGAACCTTCACGCGATTCCTCATCCTCGTATAAGTCTTTGAACTGTTCGTTAATCAAATCGGCACCGGCTTTCGCTCCGGAGATAATGCTATCCTTCAATTTATCAAGCTCCTTTTGCTCATCATTATCAATCACACCATCATCCATGTACTCTGCCCAGAGGTCGTACCACTCTTCCAACTTTGCCTTGTAGTTCTTATCAAACATTGCCTTAATCATAGCCTTACGGAAATAGTCCCCGAAACTCTGCGCAAAGTCTTTTGAGTCGGCATCCATATCATAGAGCATATCGAGAAAGCTGTCATATACAGAGTCAAAGGAAACGCCCGTCAAACTCTCCTTCCAAGCCTCGTTCATTTCCTCTATCTTTTCACCACTTTCAATGATGGATTCCAGATAGTCCTTTACATCATCATCCAACTTCGCCCAAAAGACGGGAGCTTCGTTTCTCAACTTTTCAAGCTGCTCAACCGATAAGTCAAACAGCCCGGTCATACGGCCATCTTTTATCTGGTTGTATGCACTACTACCAAGAGCGTTCAATGCCTGCGACCATCCCTCATCAGACATCCCTTTTCTGATACGTACACCTATTGAGTGAGAACCGGCACTGGCTCCTGCATTCAGTCTTTCCTTGCCAAGTTCACGGGCTGCTGCTGCCTGCTTATCAATCAGTTCAAGAGCATACTTATAGGCATTTTTGGCATTCTCCCCGGTCATGGTCTGCATAAGTTCCTTTTGCTTCTCAATCACGGTATCAAGAACCTTCACATAGCTCTCGTATGCTTCTTTCGCCTTATTATACTCCGAATAGTCGGCAGCAAAGAAAGATGCAACTTTCGTTGCGAGCTGTATAGCTGCTGATATGATAGCCAGAATAACCGAAGCCTTTTCAACCGTCTGGATAGCCGCAGAAGATGCTTTACTTGCAGAGTCTAAACCTTGAATAGCAGTCATTACGGTTGTCCCGATACCACCAATCATTGAAATAATTTCTCCGGTTAGACCACCGATAGAGCCTCCAACATCTTGTATGGCACTGAATAACTTCTCAAAGGATTCAGTGACCTTTCTTTCTGCAGATGTAACCTGCGCACTCTTTTTGAGAACTTTATCCTGCGCCTTATTGTACTTCTCGGCAGCTTCGGCAGCAGTGAGGTACGTTTTTTCAGATTCAATCTTTCCGGTACTCGCATTATACTTGATATTCTTGACACCCGTTACAATTTGTACGCCACCTTGAACAGCTTCAAGTTCCCTCTTCGCTTTCGCAAGTTCTTCCTCCGCTTCTGCAAGTTCACGTTTCCGATCAGCGAGCATCTGGAAAGGATTACGCTCTTCCAATTCATCCATTATTGATTGAATCGTGGAAGTATATTCACGAAGTTGGTCGGGAGAAAGCACTTGTGCTGCCGACTCCTTAGCATTCTCCAACTGTTCAAGAAGAGAGTTCAATGTTTCGGTTGAAGTCTGTTTCAAATTCTCGAAAGCACGTACATAATCTGGAGACTTCTTCATCTGTTCATAGTCAAAGTTTACAAGGGATTCACCCTTCATCTTTGTAGCCTGCGCTATTGAACGGTCCGTTTGCTGAACTTTCTCCGTATTGCCTTCCTTTTGGAACTTCTCTCTCTGAATACGAAGAGCCGCAATGTCATCATTGAACTTTTTCTCAATGGCGAGCCTTTCGTCTGTATAATCTTGATACTGTTCAAGAAGAGCCTTAGACAAAGAGGCCTCCGCTTTTTCCCTTGCTTCGGTAGCAGCTTTGTCGTAAGCATCAAGAGTATCCTTTTTCTCTTGCGGAAGGTCATTCTTCGTTTTTGTCGGTGATGTAAAAACAAGTCCCTCCTCCTTATATTTTGGATGGCTTTTCTCCCACACCTTCCGTTCAGCTTCTTGTTGGTCCTTGACATATTGTGCAACACGACGAGCATTATCAGCTTTAGCCTTACGATAATTTAGGTCTATCTGTTCCTGCTGCTTCTTGAAACCTTCGTCCATGGTATCAATCTTTGCCTGCGATAGTTCAAGTTCTGCCTGAATAGCCCTCTCTTTATCCTGCTGATTCATTTCGTCAATTTGGCGCTGACGTTCGGTCTGCTCCACTTTCAGACGGTTAGCCTCTTCTTGCTTTTTCTGTTTCGACTTTACAGAATTATCATCAACACCGAGCTTCTTCTTCAAACCATCGACTAACTCCTGCTGTGTTTTAATCTCCTTCTCGGTAGCAGTGGAATTATCATCTTTCAGTTTAGTTAGCTTTTCTTCTGCTTCGGTTAATTCTTTAGTCCAACGAGCCTTGCGTTGAGCAACTGTTTCAGCTCCTTTTGCCTCTTTTTCAGCAGCCTTCTGTTGCTGTTCCTGCACTTCTTTAAGTTTACGGAGGTGATTTGTCATTTCAGCCTCTCCCATCTGATTTGTCATGGAACCATCATGCATCTTAACCACTTGATTCTTTCCAGACTTTTTAAATCGTGCAAGTGCAGCCTCAAACATGGCAATATCTGTCGATATCTGTTTCGCTGTGAGGTTTATATATTGATTGGTATCATAGCCTAACTTATCGTGAATATCCTTGTAGGTTTTCTCAAGCAACTTATTATTTGAAATCATGCGCTGTACATAAACCTGCACATCATTTCCTTTAATCCATTGACCGGAGCCATAACCTGCAGAAACAAAAATTTCCTTCGTCAATCCTGCTACAATCTTTTTCGTCTCATCGGATAATCCCCCAGACTTCAAATCGGATTTAATCATCTGAACGATGGAAGAAACCTCTCTATCAATCCCCTTCTTTCCCTTAAATTTATCGGAATCACGTACTGCTTTTTCTAACTTCTCGACAAGTTTTCCTTGATTATCTGCCCAATCTTTTTGTGCGGTTGAAGTAGAATCTGCAATAGCCCGGTCAAGCGCAGCTTGTTTGGCGGCAGCACTGACAGCTTCATAAGCACCTGCAACATCATTCAGAGCTTCAATTTCATCACCCAGACCTTTCAGATATTCACCATACTTATCAATGATAGCTTGTTTAGCTTTATTGTACTCATCCGTACCTTTCTTGACAGCGTCAAGTTTACCGAAGAGACGGTCAATCTCCGCTTGCTCTGCATCGGTTTCAGAATTAAACTCCTTAATACGATTGTTTAACTTTTCCTGCGCTTTCTCTGCATCAGTTTGGTAAGTAATCAGCTTGTAAATCCCATAGCAAACAGCAGCGATACCAATGGCTACAATAGTCCATATATTAGCAGCCATTACAGCATTAAGTTTGGCGGTAGCCACCGTAAGGATGTTAGTTACTTTTGCTCCAAGTGATTTAGCGGCAATATTAGCCGTTTCTCCGGCTGTATTCAATGTTGTAGTTGTAGTACTTACAGCAGTGGCGGCAGCTTCCTTCGCAGCACTCTTTTGCGCCAATTCAATGGCAGCAGCCTTTTTCACCTTCGTTGCCGAAGCTCTCTCGTCTATGGCTTTCTGCAACTCGGTTTGCGCCAAAGTTATTTTAGCTTGGTCGCCCTCTGCTTTGGCAAGTACTAAATCCGTCTCTCTGCGCCAGATAGCCTGCTTTGCAGCTAAGGAACGTTGCAACGCTGACTTATAGGATGCTTGCGCAGAAGAGTATTCCGCAGTAGCCAATTGGAGAGTAGCTTTCTGTGACTCCAATTTTGCTTCTATTTCAGCCTTTAGTGCTTTGCAGTAAGCCGTAGAACCAACAACCAAATTCTGTTTAGACAAATTAGCTTTGATTTCTTCTGTTTCCAGAACTTTCAAAGCGTTCGCCTCAGCAGTAAGCCGGGCAACCTCATCTATCTTCTTGATTGAATTGTAATAAGCGGCATGAGCGATAAGAGCAGCTTTATGTATTCCATACAAAGCGACAAGTGAACCAAGAACCGCACCAACTTCCTTGTAGTGTTCAATCAAGAATGCAGTACCATCCAGAGCAGTATTGATGAATCCGTCACTTGCTTGTCCCATTTCGTTAAACATCACATCGATGTTGTCGCCAATATTGGAAATCTTACCGGAAACGGCTTTCGCTTGTTCCTCCATAAGATTGTAGAACATTCCTCCCTTATTCGTAAGGTTATCAACCACTTGTTCCAAATATGAGAAACTGATTTTCCCCTGCTCGGCAAGTTCGCGAATCTCATCCTTATTAACCCCGATAACCTTAGCAAGCTCTTCGAAGATAGGCACACCACGTCCGGCAAACTGATTTAAGTCCTGCGTCATAAGTTTGCCCTGCGTCATACTTGTACCATACAAATAGACAAGGTCACCTATTGGCTGACTTAATCCGGCCGCAATATTTCCCAGACGTGTAAGACGGTCGATCACATCATCGGCAGCAGTCCCGTAGGCAACAAGTTGTGTAGCGGATTGGGAAACGCCCTTCAAGTCAAAAGGAGTAGTAGCAGCAAAGTTCACGAGTTCTCCCATCAACTTTTGAGCTTTCTCCCCAGATTGGAGCATCGAGGTAAATTTGATTTCAAGCTGCTGAAAAGTTCCATATACCGAAACCATTTCAGACGCTAAACGTTTCGCCATATCGATGGAAAGGAATGCAACACCGGCAGCTTGCATTCGGGAGAAAGACCGAGCAACGGACTGGCTGGCAGTATCGGTGTGGTCCTGCATCATATCAATGTTTTGGACGTACTTCTGAACATTCTTCTGCATTTCAGAAATATCCAACGTGGCTTTAATACCTATTGTACCTTGTGTATCCATCCTTACATAAATTGAGCAAAATACTCGTTAGCGTGAACCTTCTTCGTTTCCTCTCCTTCCTTTGGCTTTGTACCAGGAATAGCCGCATTAAGTAATATGATATTCAGATATGACCTTTTGCTGACAATATCTTCATAACTCATGCGGTAGTATTTCATCACTCCGCTAATGGTTGACCATGGGCTGTCACTTCTGGCGTATTCGTCGGCATCGTCGTTTCGTTTAGCCCTTTTAGGAAAATGATAGTGCTTAAAAAAAAAGTGGCATCCATAGTCTGTGCCATATAGTCCTGCAACTTTTTATATTTGCGGACCGTTAATCTCTTCTTGATATACTTCCGGAATAACTTTCGCATCCAAATACTGCGAAAGATTGTCATTACTGCTATCTCTGACATTCTATGAGCCTCTTCATAGTACACTAAAGTAGCCGAGACATTCGTACGTCCGTCTATCTTCTGTTGCTCAATTTCCGGCATATCCTTCGAAATGGAACCTATATCGAACAGTTGCGTAAACGTGAGTGGTCGCACTATGAATGGAAGGAAACCAAACCAGATAATAATTGGTCGCTCTGCAATGGCATTAGCGACTTTCTTTTGTACATTGTCTTTCTCTTTTTCCATCTTCACCTAAATTAAAAGCCCCGGCCCGTATCGACCGGGGCGCTTGCAACATTCTTATGATGGCATCCTATAGCTGTTATCCCTATGCAACCATCTTTCTACCTAAAAACTATGTAGCGGAAGCCGGACTCGAACCGGCGACACTTAGGCAGTAGCCCGCAACCTAATGTTCTACCAACTGAACTATTCCGCATCCAATTTTAACCGACTGGAACAGTGTAAATCTTGTTACGTGCTCCGCAAATCTCCCTACCCGTCTTGTCGAGATTAGCAAGTTTCTTGAATTCAATATTGAAATTCGGGAAACCAGATTTACCGATAGTTCCGGTTTTGGTAACTTTCACCTTCATACGTGCCCATTGGAAAATACGGGACGGGAAATCCTCAAATTGTTTCGTTTTGAGTTCCACGCCTTGATTTGACAGAGCGAATCCGGGAACTTCCTCGTTCCACTCTCCATTTTTAGTATATCCCAACAGATATTTGTAGGCTTCCTCGCCCATGTCGTAAGTTTGGACTGTGAACCCCTCGCTACCAGCATCCGAAGGAAGAGAGGCATAGAGAGTATCCATATCCTCGACCTCAATATCCGTGTCACCGGGTGCTTGGTCATTGTAAGACATGGAATCTTTCACAATAGCCGTAACAAGGAATTTGGAAGCTACCTTTTCAAAATCCGGAAAAGTACCGGCTGTTTCTCCGGTTTCAATGGCCGGAGATAATTTTAGGTATTCAATACCATATACCGCAGTTTTTGACATATCATTGATATTTAATTATAATACGTTACTTTAATCTTAAAATTCTGATAACTCGTACCATCCTCGTCGGGGACGAACGAATCATCATAAAGAGAGAATTCAGCACCTAAACGAGCTGTATAGATGTTTCCTTCTGCATCTTCCGTTTCTTTGAACAGTGGCAAAACAAGAGCTGAAATCTGGTCGATACGTCCGCTGTCCGGCTCACCCGTATCAGTGTCCTTTGCATGGATATTGATATTAGCATAACCTTCCTGCAGTCCACATTCTTGCGGAAAAGGAAGATGATTAACTACAATGTATTCAGAACCGGAGAAATTTACCTCTCTCCTATTCTTGAATATCTGAATGCCAACATTTCCGGCATCAAGCATCTTGCAAATTTCAGTTATAGCTTGTTGTCCCGTCATTGATTGAATCCTGCTTTAGAAAGAATCCTTTTAATCTTAGTTTGCACTTCTCGCTTTAGATACTTTTCAGTGGAAGAAAGAACATTATACCCCTTGTTTTCGACATGTCGAGCATAGTTCATACCGGCTACAATGATTAAATCAAAACCGGAGTCCCCTATCAACTCTTGAATTTTATAGTCAGCAAGAAAAGCCTCTTTATTTGTAATCCCTGCACTACGTTTAAAGCCGTACTCTATAATTTCACCATTATAAGCAATCACATAACCTATCGAGTTGCGTAAGTTGCTTGTACGGTCTTTATACGTGCCATGCTCGCGAGCATGATTAACAGAACCTTCACCGATTACATAGAAATTGAAAAGTACCGCCTGCTCAACACGTTTAACCGCTTGCTCCAATATTGACGGGACCCGATTCCAGTCACCGGTACGTTTCAGCTTCATAAGAATATGCTTAACTTTCTTTTCGTAGTACCAGAGCCAACAACAGTCATAACCTTTTCAAATATGCTACCGTCAGCTTTTGTAATACGTACTCTATCATTCAATTTAGGGATAATAGCAGGAGTGAACATAGTAATCTGATAATTATAGATGTAATCCTTACCGTCGGCAGCAGGAACGGTTTTTGCAGACGCATTACCATGAATCTTGCAATCACCGAGAAAAGCCCAAGACTCCGGCTTTCGCACGGGATTGAAGTTTTCATCATGCCCATTGCTTCCTGGTACATACAACTCTATTTTATCTTCATACCACATAACTCACCACATGCAAGAACCATCCTCTATCTCTGTCAAATCACCAGAAAGATACTCGGAGGAATCATAACCGAACTGTTTACACAAAGCCAGAATGTACTTTGTCAATCCTTCCTCATCATACGAATTTGAAGTATCAGCCTCACTCTCGGAAGACAAAGAACGAACGCCAGACAGATAAGACAGAACGGCAGACACAACTCTCCGCTTATCTGTGCAGTCCTCCTCCGGTTTCAACCCCACATCATCCAACAAATCTTCCACCGTTAGCGGAGAAGGATTATAGTGCAAACACTTCGATATGAATACCTCCGAATTTGTCATTTCTTCAACTCTTCCAATCTTGCTTCAATAGCTTTTACAACAGTCGAACGAGGTTTTTCAGCCGCATTTTCCGATGCAAGATACCCGTTCAGTTTCTCAACATCAGTAAATGAAGCTACCAAAGAAATAACCTCTTTAGCCCCTTTGGATAGGTCAATATCAGTAACAACTTTAGGAACTCTTACCTCCACAGCCAATCTACGTTGAATCACGTCTTTTGCGCGATCATCTTCGAAATGCAGAATCTCTGTACCCGGTTGGTAAAGTTCATTAGTCTCTTTATCCCGAAAAGTTTTAATTGCTATAAGTTTCATACAACACTTTTTTAGCCAACGGGAATTTCTTCTCCGTCGGGATATGGAACATTCGTATTTCTAACTTTGAGATTAACGATACCGTTAATACATGAGATAATAGGAACTGCACGCCAAGAACCTTGTGTGTACTCTGCGGCTTGCTGTCCGGTTGACTCACCCGTAGTCCATTTTGCAATACGAATACCGTCTCCGGCATCGGTATATTGCACTTGTGGGTCCGGCATGATTGCATTGTCCTCAAATGCAGGCTGAACTTCGCCTAACTTGCCATCATCCGTTTTCGGGATGAATGCAATCACATCATCATTCCACGGATTGATATTAGTAGGAATACCATCTTTCTGATAAGCTGTCCGCTTGTTGATTTCGATGATATTAGGAATCTTCATGGATTTCAGATAAGCCGAGAATTCATCTTCTGTCAGAGAACGGGTATTCTTATCTTTACCCAGATATCCGGTACGTAAACCAATGCTACGCATCATCCAATACTTGATAACGGGAGCCATCAACAATGCGTCGAAAGTAATGCCTTTATTAGCATACTCATAAACAATCTTCTGCAGAATACGTACTGCATCAATAGCCACATTATCAATGTTCTCTTCGGTCCATTCCTTATCAGAATCAACCATCTGTTTGTTCTCTTCCGGCATTCCGTAATCAACCAAATATTTACGTCCTTCCGGATTATCGATAGCTGGGTCAAAGATTGCCAGACCACCGCCAGACAGAGACTTCAAAATGATTTCATCCGCAACGTCCTTACAGCCCAAATAAGCATCCTTATAATCACCGAACAAACATTTCTGGATTTCCTTCAATTTCTGAACGGGATTAATACGGTTGTTTTCGTAAACCATCAGCATGGTACGCAATGTCTTTGCATCCGTCTTGAACTTGTGTCCAACACGAGGAATCTCACCGTTCCACAGTTCAAATCCTCTACCGGCACGTAACGGAGTATCTGCATCGTTACCGATGATAGAAGCGCGAATACGGACACTGTATTTCCCCATGATACCTTCTGCCGTCAAACCGAGTTGCGGAGGACGGAAATCAAACCAACGGTCTACGTAGGTTTGCTCCCAGAGCGTTTTATTTTCCAGAGAAGCCTTGTCGAACATAATCTGCATTGTGCCGATGAAGTCAATAGGCTTTCCAGTCTTTACGTCATTAATTTTAAAAGTCGAAAAAATAGATTTCATTTATTGCCTCCTTTCTTTAGTAAGAATCCGTAAACTGAATATTAGGATTTCCTTTCAAGCAAATCCCTTCAATAAACTTCGCAGGAATAGGAGGAATACGTCTTTTGTAGTACATCTCTCCCTTTGAGTTGATAGCAACATCTACGGAAACTTCATCAAGACCGATATAAGTTCCCATAGGCTCCGCACCGACTGTTACACCCTGCGGCTGTTTGATTGGGAAAATAGCCGGAGTCTTACCATCGCCCTCGGCAGGTCCTTCAAGAACCTCAAACAGAGCTTCCCCAACTTTCAAACCTGCAATAGCTTTATCGAGAACGATTACATATCCGTTACGGTCATTAATAATTTTCGTGATACTTGCGGTATCTTCGAAATTGCCAGAGTCATCCTTCGCCACGTGGTCCCCTACCATGAAAATAGGAGAAAGAAATTCATCACATTGCAACGACACTTTCTTTGCATCGGTAGTATCAATAGCTACAACCCGGGATGCTTTCAACACGACAACTTGCCGGGATGAACTTTCGTCATACTCGGCAAGAGAAGCAGAAGGAATAATAGCGCCAACCGGATAGTTGACCTTTTCCTTGTTCAGATTAAATCCCCCGACAACTCCGATTGACGGAGAGCCAGTACAGATGGGACGAAATCCACCAACTTGCTTTTTTCTAAATTTCATGTCATTTGTAATTTAAACATTAAACTTTCGCTTCCGGGACTCCCAAAGCATTCAGCCAGTCGGTAGCTACAGCATCCTGCACTTGTGAGTCTGATACTTGTGCCCCGGAATCATCTGCCGGTTTCAGACCTTTTGTGATAAGATGTTGCTTGTAACCAGTCAGATATTCTTCTGGGTCCTTATCCTCCGGTACTGTAACGAACTGCATTTCATCCTCTGTCAATCCCAGTTTCTTCATCGCATTAGATATGGCAGTCTGGCGGTCGCCTTGATGCTTCTCCGATTCAAGAGTTTCAATCTTTTCTTTGTAAGGTTTGATTGCAGCTTCCAACTTTGAAGTAAAATAGCTATCCAACTCTTCCGTTGTGTAACTTGTCTTACCTCCTTTGTTAGCTCCTTCACCTTCGCCACCTGCTGCTACTGGTTTCCCGTCCTTCAATCCGTGCTTTTCCTCATAGTTTCTCACAGAGGAAACGTTTGCTTCATTAGCCCGGTAGTCCCCATACGAAGTCAGTACGTCTTGAAAGTTAATACCGTCCACAATAGCCGTGATTTGACTTTCATCCGTAACACCTTCTGCTTTCTTCGTCGCAATTCTATCCAAAATCGCTTCGCTTACCCCCGAAAATTTCGTTTTCAGCGCATCCAAAAGTTTCTTTTTCATATCTAAATTGATTAATTTGCGGTAAAGATATAAATTATTTCATAAATGCGCTTATCAAGCGCATTTATTTTTATATCACATAAAATACAGTAATTTAGATATTTAGATAATTAACAATAAAAGAAAAGAAAAATAATTCACACATTTCTTTCATATATTAAATATATGATATATATTTGCACTAAACAAATGCGCTTATTAAGCACATATAAATATTACAATTTAAGGAAAGTGATATAAACCATTTAACGCAACTGATTATGACACAGCAAGAATTTACAGAAAGAACAGGAATTACCCCAACAAACAAAGAGTTTGTAGCCATTACCAATATGTATATGGCAGCAGGAGAGATAGATAAAGATGTTTTTTGTGCAGATTACAAGAAGCACAAAGATAGTAAGTTACTATCCTACTTTTATGAACTATATAAAGTTTGGGATTTTAACTTGAAGCAGATAGATACAAGCCTGCTTAAAGTAGCTAAGTACTTGCTCATTAAATCACGTGAATTTAATGATAAGTCCATGAGAGCAGAAGCCATAGACCTATTGGGGGAAAAGATGATTGTAAGGCTCACTATGGAAATGGATTTAGAGCTTTGGGATGATGATAAGAAATTTATAATTGATAATCTAAAAGATAAGAAGCATAACAATGGATAATCAAGAACGCATAGAAAAAGTACGTGAGGCCCTTAATAATGGCAAATGTTTAAGTGTAGAGTTTTATAAGGATGGTTCGGGCGCACGCTTCCACTTTATAGACCCTCACGGAGACCACGGATTACCTTGTGATTGGGCTATGTCTTTCCCAATTGATGAAGCAATGACAATCATCAGCGGGTTTCGCTTTAAACAGCACGAATTAAACAAATGTTATTAATCAGCAGGGCGAAAGCCCCCTACTTAACGCAACAATATTATGACAGTAACAGAATTAATCGAACAGTTATCAGAAATGAATCCAAGTGCCGAAATACGTTTGGCAATCCAACCACATTATCCGTTTGAATACGATGTACAAGATGAAATAGTACAAACCGAAGATGGGAGCAAGGTTTTCATCGGAGAGAGTGAGCAAATAGGGTATTTAGGAGAAGAAATTCGCGAACTCTTAAATTGGTGAGATATGGATGAAATATTTGAAGAGATGGCAATGGATGCACTAATGGGCATCGGCCTAACCGAAGATGAAGCGGAAACCGCTATTAATGAATTTCTGGATGATACGGAGGAATAAACCATGTCAAGTAACTACGATGCTCCGGTCGAAGTGAGGGAACTTGAAAAACTGATTAACAACTTTACATACAATAACGGATTTGATGTTAGCCAAGTTTTTAATGATTTCCTCACTTACATAATCCACTACTTTACTCCTAATGCCAAACCATTGGAAAGTTGGAAGTACAATAAAGAACAAACGTCCGTATTTTGGAATATGCTCTGCGAGTGGATTAAAGTTATGGAAAAACAGTTAATCCATAATGAATGGTACGACCCTTTCGGTGATTTATACATGTCCTGCGTAGCAAGCAAAATGAGACAACAAGGAACTGGGCAATTCTTCACCCCGACAGGTATTTGTGATATGATGGCTGAAATGAATGATAACAATGAAAAAATTACAGGAAAATATATCAATGACCCTGCATGTGGTAGTGGACGAACATTACTTGCTTGGCATGTCCGGAATATTGGGAACTATCTTTGTGCCGAAGATATAGACCGGACCTGCTGTCTCATGACCGTCTGCAATTTTATTATTCATGGATGTGTTGGAGAAGTAATATGTCACGATAGTTTAGACCCGGGTTCTTTCTATGCAGGTTGGAAGATTAATGAAAGACTAAACAAAAGTCCTTTTTCTCCGATACCGTTAATTACAGTTAGGGAAATAACCAAGGAAGAATCAATCACCTTGCGAATATGGGAAAACATCCGGTTGGAGAATGAAGAAAATAGTAAGGCAAGCGCTTCTAAACCAGTTCAAGACGAAAATTTACCGAAAAAGGTTAAAACAATTACGCTTAACCCGGCAAATGATACGAAAAACAAAAATAATGTATCGAATAAGCCTATTCAGCTAAGCCTATTCGACTAAACTAAAAATGATTGAATTATATCGTATATTAATTATTTGAACTAATTTTGTAAAAACATTATGGATATGGCATTAAAAGCAATAGAACTCCGTATAGGTAACTACTACCAGGAGAACGGAACATATTATAAAACGACTCCAAATGATATTATCAACCTCATCAGGTGTGAAGCGAGTAAGACAGAAAGCGATATGCAGCCTATACCGCTTACAGAAGAAATATTATTCAAATGTGGATTCAAGAAAGATGGTAAATCCTATTGTATCGGATATTGGGATTGTGATTTTACGTTAGAGCACTATTCTGGCGAGGTGTTTTACATGGTAAACGTTTCTGAAAGTTTGAAATTCGGGCCGGAAATAAAGTATTTGCATCAACTACAAAACATATATTTTGCTCTGGAAGAAAAAGAATTGGAGGTGAAACTATGAAACATACAAGCAAAGTATACCACGTAGAATTTACGGAGCCAGTAGAGGTGAACGGCAAAGCAGATAAGCATTTCTATTTTGGCTCACAAGCTGCCATCTACGGAACTTTCTCTGCCGATCAAATAGGAATAAGCTACGGATATTTAAGGTCTAAAATTCATCTGGAAAATGGCGAATACAGCAACGATAAATGCACTATCCGATTGGGACCATTGAGAAGAAAGGAAAAATCTGAATAACCTTTTGTTTTTCAGAGATATTTCATACATTTGCATTGTGGAAAGAGTGAGGGAAGTAATGTTCCCGCTTTCTACACCAGCCCGGGCAGAGCAATAATCTGCCCATTTTTATTCTTTCTTCCACAATAGTTTTAGCAATCCCCCCTTATCCATGTAGTAAATATCCGGAAGCTCACCAACCTTATTCATTGCTTTAAAACGTCCTACTTCCCGATTTATAGCAGAACGCAAGTCCTTATATTTGTCATTGGTGAAATAGAAAATAGCCCTATCCGCTTTTCGGGCATCCTTTATGTACGCGCGGATAGTATTTTCATTGGCATTATCAATATACTTCACGTCCCATGTACACCCGTCAAACTTCAAGTCTGGCACACCTTTCCCTTTTCCATTCTCCGGCAGGAACTCGACTTGTTTTCCGCTATTCTTCGCTAACATTTTACCGACAATCTTCTCCGCATCACCACCGCCCTGCGTATTGGTGAACTGATGTTCTTGGTGATAAACATTGAATCCACCACTGTACTCATCATAATACGCTTTCGTCCATGGACCTTCGTAGGATTGATATTTCTCTTTTGCCTTCTTCCGAATTTCCACTCGTTCACCGGTATTCATCGCCTCAACCTTGACACCCGTATATTTCGGGTTATCCTTTATCCAATACGGCAATGTACCCCGATTGTTCGCCTTCTCGATACGTTCTTCATTCTCCTTTAACCATGAATAAAACTCTTCTGGTGGTCTCGTTACTTCATTCTTTGATTTGAATCCTGCGGTATCTTCTCCTGCAAGAATCTTATCAGTAAGCATATCAATCTCGTCGTCCGAAGCAAGTATGCTGACCGCATGACACATGCAATTTCCGTGCCAACCTTTGAATACGAAACCTTTCGGATATCTTCCGGCAAGTTTATCGCAAATATCTTTCTCTGGATGATTCTTTGATACCTTAATTTCAATACCTACAACGAAATCAAGCTGTGCCCATCTCTCGTGATCAGCAGTCTGATATGCAATGTTGTTTTCAGAACGCGCCAAGCGTTGTGCATTTCGGGAACTACTACGATACTGTCCCGGTCCCGGATGATAAGCCTTTGCGTTTTTTGATAGAATAAGTTCTCCACGTTTATCCCTTACCCGTCGAAACAATTTATCCGGTTCATTCAAATACTGTTTGACTTTTGCAGCCATGACATTAGCGGACATCCCTTCCCCAATATGGCAATCAATAGCCATTTCCATCTCCTGCCGGAACTGACCTTCATACTTCCAGATACGTTGAGAAAGGTTCAAACCACCATCCTCCGACTTACGGGAGAAGAAAGCATCCATAGCTTTCTTATTGCGTTCAAAGAATCGAGCGAAATGTTTGTTATCTATGGATTTCTGCCCAAAGACAGACCGAACAAGTTCATCCGACTTCAAATTAGATTGCTCCCATTCGTTGGCAATACTAAACTGCATAGTTTGATATACACGACTGTACAGTTCCCGTAGCAGAACGTTTGCTTTGTCGGAAATAGTAGGATAGTCGGCAAAAACAAACGGACTCTTAGCGTCATAGATTGGCTCTACCTCCAACGCTAAAGAAATAAGCCGCTCCATCACATCCAGGTAGATTGCCCGGACGTTTGCAGCATATCCTTCGGTACGTTGGAGTAATGCCCGTTTATACTTGTTTTCATCAATCTTTGCCATGTCCTTTATTCTGCGCTACCGAAAATATCTTGTTTATACCGGTCCTTCTCTTCCTGCAACTCCTGCTCATGTTGCGCTTTCAAACGCTCTTTTTCCAGAGTGGCATCTTTAATGATAGGATTCATTTCAATAAAGGTTTCGTCAGACATACCACCGGCATTCTTTGTCTTAATCAGATTATTAAGCACGGCCTCTATATCTTCACCGAATGGCTCTTGAAACTCGTGCTCCACAACCAGATTATCACACTCATCCCGAAGAGAGATATCCAGAACATTACCGATAATCGCAATGAAAACACTGGCGATACGGTCTGCATATTCGTCGTGCTTTTCCTTGTGCTTGTCTGCCTTGATTACAGCCAAGAGCATAAGTTGCTTCAAAGCTTTTGCCGAAACTTGGGAAAGACTCTTCATCGTATCAAAGTCAATCTTAGGAGTAAAAGAAAAACGGTGAATCTTATCGTCCAATTCCTCGCTTTCCTGCTTCTGGTTTTCCGGAGCATTATCCCACGTGAGATACTTCATTTCCGGTTTCTTAGCACCATCCATTGAAGGCTTCAAAATGAATAGTTTACTATCCTCTCCCTTTTCTGGCAAAGAATTTACTATATCCGAATCTGCAACCAATGCAGGGTCAGAGAATCGGTCGTTTACGTCGGCTCTTCGGCTTACCATCATTTCCTTGCGGTGCATCATTGGCTCAACACCTGCACACTCCGGCTCCTGCTCAAAAAGGACCACACATATTTTCTTTGCACGGTTTACCTCTTCTTCAATGTCCCACCCCATAGCGTTACGCTTACAGTGATATATCATCTTCTTTGTGTGTATATCAACATGATATTTGATTTCACCGCCAACCTCCTGCAAGTTATACCCACGAGCAAAACACATCATTCGTCCGAATTGGTCTTTCCGGAAGTATATATCATCACCCAGACTTTTAGCCACAACTTTAATCAAGCAATCCGGCTTACCTTCATCGTTCCGGTATGTATGGAATAGCAACGCACTTTGTCCTTCTGCACCGGCAAGGCGCTTCGCCTCGCGAATCTTCGCATTGAATCTGGTACTTTTAATCAAATCAATATAACGGGAGAAAGCCCTATCTGTACCCTTAGATGATTGCGTCCATTTCAAAGGACGGCCATACAAGAATACAAGAGCCATTTCATTGATAAAAACCGGATATGGAATAGGAATCTTCCATTTCTCATCATAACGGAGAAACTTACGTTTTCCCGTCACTGGGTCCTTCTTACCAAAGACAGCCTTACTCGGTCTATTCATCACCTCATGCTGCTGTGTATCATAAACCTTCAAAGCAGCTTCAACCTTCGCAGAGTTATCCGTCATTTGAGACAAAGCACGGCTAACATCCTTTGCTTTCAAAAGTTGTTCAAACTCTTGATTGCGACCAACAGCCGCATTCACACCATTAACAATCCAATTAAACAATCCCATAATTACAATATTAAAAAATTAACCACCTAAAGCACTTAAAATATTATCTTCATCCTCTTCCGATAATTCGACATAGGAATCATCCAGAAGATAATCAATCGCATAAACCAAAATATCCACGAACTCGTCATGTGTCTTAGCCGGGAACTGGCTAACTTCATCTTCAAATTCTTCATTCCAATCACCCTCAACCAATATCACACGGCCGCACTCAATCTTAGGAGAGACACCATGCAAACGCACTTCCTTACTGTCGGTCGGTGATGGTGTCCTTGTCACATTGAGTTTTGTGTACCTTTTGACAGCTTGAATAACCGTAATCCCGTTTGCTTTCGGCTCTATTCTAATCGTACTCCGACCATCGTACCCATGTGCCCGTACATAGTCTGGGAGGAACTTCATGAGTTCTGGAAATTCCTTCCACACCTTTTGCGCATGGAATACATACAGAAAGTTTTGTATCCTGCAAGCTGCCAATATACCCGAAGGGTCATTGTCAGTCTTTGCTTTCTTTTCATCATAGGCGGTGTCAAGGAAGAAGTGAATCGGAGCACCGCCACGAATTGCAAGGAACTGCGACAATGATATATGACCGAACCAACTTGCCTTAACAATATTACCACCTTCAACCGAAGGAGCCTGCTCATACTGTCCGGCATATCCACGACTACCAAGGTCTACCTTCGCTTCGTCGATAACTTCACGATCAATACGTATCGGGTCCAATAACCCATCGATATACCGTTCTTTCAACTCCGCAGGATTGACACGGTCGGAAACTTCTGCCGGCAGGCATATATGCCGAATCTTGTCTTTCTTCTTTTTCAGCAGGTAGCCGGTCACATCATCATCATGCAGTCGTTGCATGATAGTTACCATTGGAGTATTCTTCTTATCAACCTTACGAGAGGAAAGCGTCTTTGTATGCTCGTTTGCCTGCAGTCTCATAGCAGCAGACTCGGCTTGCTTTGGATTTACCGGGTCGTCGTTAATAATCACGTGAGCGTGCTTACCCGTAATAGTGCCACCCGTCGAAGTTGAATATCTGGCGCCTCCTTTCGTGTTCTCGTAACTTCCCTTTCCAGATTTATCATGTCTAATAATTACCTCCGGAAACAGAGTACGGTACAAGTCAGAAGTGATAATATCCTTAGACTTTGAAGCATGTTCCAATGACAAATCACCGGAATATGAGTTTGAGATTATCCTCAATCGTGCATCCTGCGTCCAAAGCCATGCGTGCCACATGATAGTTACGATAGTGGACTTAGTGGAACCAGGAGGAATATTGATAATGATATCATACGGTTTTTTCTCCCGTCTAACAATATATCCAGATAGCTCTTGCAGCTCTTCACACAAATACGGAATATGCCAATTAAATACCGGAGTTTCCGGTATTATCACGTCCCAGAACGTTTTTACGAAGTAGAAAAAGGACTTTCTACATTCATCCGCTTGGACAGCTCTCGCCATTTTCAATATTTCCGTTTCCGCTAAACTCACTCTTTCGCTGATTTATCTTGTTTCTCCGCAATACTCAACAGTAACTTTCTCTCTTCATCTGACAACTTCGATACATCAAAATCTTTGCTTGTTACCTGCACCCCAACTCCATTCGGGGCAACAATCTCTTTACGCTCTGTATATCCTCTACTTTTGCCTTTGGTTTTCAGATAGAATATAATAGCCGTAGTGTCTCCCTTCTGTATCTTTTTCAGAAGGGAGGCTTCGGCAATATCAATCTGCAATTCATTAATAGCGTCCGCACGTTCTTTGAATTCCGCATCGTCTCGATACCAGCGATAAAACGTCTGCCGTGAGAGGCCAACCTTCTCACAAGCAAACGTAACAATGCCGCTACACTCTTTCAGCGAGTTCAACAGCTTCTCTTTATCTTTCTGAATATCTTCCTCGGCTTTAGGCATTCTTATACACCTCCTCCCCTATCCCTATAAATATCACCCAACACAGCCCGATAAGAACGTTTCTTTGGGTCACCTGCTATCAATAATTGATAAGCCTTTTGGCAAGTTTTAGAAGATTCATTACCAGACATTTTCGCATATAGTTTCTTCGCTATTGCATAACCCGGATATAAGTCTGGATGCAAAGCGGCCTTTTTCATTGTGTCCCGAAATATCACACGATAATCTTTATTCTTATCTTGTTCAAACTTCTGGTCCTGCTTAGAACTCCGGAACATATCGGTGTCCCAATACAGCATAACAAGGTCTGCGTTCGGCTCTCTACGAATTACCCTTTGATATAAGTCCGGATAAAACTCCATAACTTTGGGCAATGACTTGATTGTATCTATGCTAAAAAACTGACTAATACGTAGTTTATTAATCGGAACACCCGTCTTATACAAGTAAATGTATGTCATTGGAATAGTCAGATTGTACAACTTAATGTATAGCCATATATCGCAATCCCTCCAATCATACAAAGGATAAAGGAAATGTGAAGTCCTAATTGCAGCGATAGACTGTCTTCGCTGAATGGATTCTGCCATCCGCAAGCCGACCATCGGAGGAACACTCTTGAAAATCTTATCTCCAAACTCTTGATACGACATCCCCATGCGAAACATTGAATGATTACGGATAGCAAACTTAGGCATAGGCCTCACCCATACGCTTTCTTTGCCTGGCTCCCAACAAATAAAACTTTCATCATTCGCCAACCTATTGCAACAGTTATAGTGTCTTATAGGCAAACAGAACCAATAAAACTTAGCGCCCAGAGACATAAATCGTGAACGCCACTCCAATGCGATAGCCTCAACATCCGGATAGATGGCTTCCTCGTCAAAGAATACTACGATAATGCGATTGAAAGGAATGGAGTATTTCTGCATTGTCTTAACCAACATATCGCACATGCATATAGAATCTTTGCCGCCAGAGAAACTGACGGCAACTTTCTGATTCTTATTGAAAGCTTCGAGAATCCTGCGCTCGGCTGCTTCAACAACATTGATATCCAATTCCTTTACGTACATCTTCGTATGATTTGAGCCTTACTAAACCTTTGCGTACGCTTAGTCATGAGTTTTAAGAATTCATCCCTATCAATCTTTGACAATCTGAATATCTCTTCCTCACTCATTCCTATTTCCTTTGAGATTTCATCTACACTTTTGCCTTTTTCCAACAGAGCTTTCACAATGTTCTCCATCGGTTCAAGTAGATGTGTTCCACGGGCACGGTTAAAAGTAACCGTACCATACATATCTTGACTCTCGTCCTTATGTGCCACAATCACAATCGGAATTTTATTTCCGAGCATTGTTTTTAATGGCTCCCTGCCGGAAACAAGCCAACGGTGGAAACCGTCGATTATAGTGTAATCCGGACGCACAACGATAGGAAAGCAGAAGCCATTAGTAAGGATACTCTGCATTAACAGCTTCAAATTCTTCTCCAGAACCTTGTTAGGATTATAGTCGTTCGGCTTCACCTTATCCCGGTCCACAAATTGAATCTCCCGAAGTGGTTTGAATAAATCTACATTTTCCATGACTCAATTTATTAAAGCGTGAATTCCTTACCGCAGTGCGGACAAACTATCGTATTAGCCTTTTGCATACCAGCTTCGATATCATCCACCTCTTGATTGTCGGCCGCCTCCTTTTCCGGTGTGAACTGTTGTTCTTTCTTCGCAGGCTCCGCAAAGTTTACTCCCATATTATCAGCACTGACCTCGTGAATAATGGCATCCAGATATTCCGGAGTAAAACCGATAATATCAACATCCCCAATTTCCTTAATCAGCTTCTCCATATCACCGAAATTCACGTGTGACATAGTCTGAATCTTATTGTCTTCCAGAACGAGCTTTTTCTTTTCCGTGTCAGTAAGACCATACATCACCGTAATAAAAGCCTCTTTGTCACCTCGGTATTCCAGAGCCTTCTTCTTACCATGGCCGCAGAGAATCATCATGTTCTCATCAACTACAATCGGATAATACTGCCCGTATCGTTCCAGACTTTCAGCAAGTGCCTTTATCTGCTCTTCCGGATGAACATTCGGATTACCCGGAAACTCCTTCAATTTCGACAGGAGCACATTTTTTGTTTCTAACTTTTTCATTCCTACACAATTTTATTGATTAAACTTTCCCCTGCAAGAACTGCCTCGCAGAAGGTATATAGTTAGCAACTTCCTCTACCAAGCTACTATCTATTTCATAAACTTCACTAAAACCATTTTCCACGCTTCCGCACCACTGCCGAGCAGCCCAACAGTGAGTACCAACACGAAAACCGCGAGGCCATGTGTAAATCGGTGGCATCGGAAGATGATAATAGTGGATGATCGCAAGAATTTCCTCATGCTTAGTATCAGCAATAGGAGAAAAACGGGTGATACCTCTCGCATTGGTGTACATTCCACCGGGACCTACATAGTTCCCGTCTTGTATTCTTCGACCGAGGCAAAGAACATCTACCTTGTGTTTCTTCACATAGACATCCTGCGCCCGGTGCTGAACTATGCTAAACCACTTTGCAGCCAAGGAAGAGTCATTCGGAAAAAGCATTTCGGGATGTGTCGCCAACCATTTAAGGTCCTGCCCCGTATTGATTACCTCCAATCCTGCCGGATGGTTGTTTTCTATCCATTGCAGGAAAGCAGGATATTCCAGATTGCAGCGTCCGAGCAAACAGTCATGCACTCCGGCCTGCTCCATTATGAAACCAAGAGCGATGCTGTCTTTTCCACCACTCCATCCATAAGCTACACGTTTTCCACGGACACACGGTTTCACTTGTTCGACTAAGCGGTCAATCAGATTGTCGGTTTCCTGCTTCGATACAAACTGCTCGATATTGGAAAACACCCGAAGCCAGTCCGAATGTGATGAACTCTGTTTTTTACCCAGAACTGTTTTCATAGCTCATTGAATTGTAGAGCCACACTTGTAATGAAAGCCCTTGCACCTTCATCGTATTTCAGTTGTAGCCAATTATACTTAGTTACCTTGAACCGGATGTTTGCCACGAATCCCGAAAGCGCACGCATAGAATATCCGGCATTGAAAACGAAGCGTCTATAATCCAGACCACCGAGTACCTGCAGACGGTCACCATTCATAAACCTTCGACCATTATACAGATTGTTCCATGTAGCATCCACCATAAACCCGGCAGGGAGTTTTATTGTACCGGACAATGTTTCAGTGAACTTCTTTGCTTTCGTGTTGTAGGTTGAACGTGCCAAAAGATAAAACCGTTGCTGATAGTTCACATTCAGCCATGCAGCCAAAGAAACCGCTTCGGTATTCATGTTGTATTGAAGAACCGGAGTAACAGAAAACCACTTGGCAACGTCTGCCCGGTAGCCAATAAACGGAGCAACGGCAGAGCCGTTACCCTCCAAAGATGTAGTGACCGGCATAAATATCCGGAACTTGGTCGGTTGAGTGATACCATCGTAAACTTGCGCCCCGGCTGTCAATGACAGAGCAGCCAATACGAGCATGATATACAGCTTTCTCATTTTCTACGTGATTTTTTATGATTAAACTTCGATTGTTTCTTCTGATGCACATAGCGCATACTACCTTGTAACTGTTTGTAGTGTGAGACTGATTTTCGGATATCCTTTGCCGTTCCCTTTGCCGATTCCGTTAGATTCCTAAACGTGCGTATATGTCCCTCCATCCTATCCGCGCATTGAAGATATTCAGCACCGAGCGTTTTAATCTCTTCGATGTACTTATCCATTTCCGAACGGTCAATATTAACCACCATTTCCAACGGACCACTCTTCAAACGTTTACGACGAATAGCCATAAGCCCAGATGCGAGTATCGTAAAGAGAGAGCCAAACACAATCATTGGAATATTACCGGTGAAGTTTCCGTAAGCAAATATTGGAAGACCTACAATCATACTCGTTAGGACACCATAGAACAACCCTCTTTCGCTCATTCTTTTGCCGAGAATAGCGAACACCGTCGGAAGCATTACGGATGAACGTAGCGTACCGTAAAGCAAGAAAAGATATAGAATTGTTAGACCGGGAATGTTTGCGATCAGAATGGCGGTAACAGTAACTGCAATCATTGCAAAGCGAGCTGCCCGAACTTCATTCGCGAAAAGGATAAAGAGAAAAATATTCTTCTGAATCCGTTCATGCCATTTCTCGTTCATAGCTAACCGCTTCACTACATCATGCCCGGCAACTGAACTCACTGCGCAAATAATGCTATCAACGGTTGATATCAGTCCGGAAAGTATAAGCACAAAGAACAGGTATAAAAACCATTTAGGGCAGAAAGCCATTACAGCTCCTACATTTGTCAGTTGTGTGTCGGATATAGCCAAACCTGTTCCGGCTGCAAAAAAGCCAAATACCGCCAAGGAAATAGGTACAACGGCAAAAATAAAGGCAGCGGTTATCATTGTGCGCTTCACTTTATCAGCTTTCACACAAAATACCCGCTGCCAGAACATCTGGTCGCCAAACGTCCCAGATAGTAAACCTATCGTTGTAGGAATACCGAAGGACAAAGTAACCATTAGTCCGTTACCCGAAAACAAATCAGAGAAACCACCGCTAACACCTCCCAGACCATTAAACAACGCTTCTGGTCCGGCACTTGAAAACATAATTGGCAGTCCTAACAATAAAACAATCACTATCCAAAGCATCTTCCAGAAGTCAGTAATAATACTGCTCCGAATACCGCTTGCAAATGTATATACCAGAGGACACAGCGCCATCACTACCGTTGTAGCGGTGAACGATATACCCGTAATCTTTGAAAAGATGGTAGCCCCAGCAAGAAGCTGAACGGCAAAACTCATCGTCTGCAGCCCGAACGATTCTATCAAAAACAGATTATGGCAACGTTTCGAATACTTCTCACGAATATAGTCCGAGAACGTCCATCCTTCCGGCCGAAGCTTACGCATCTTATTGGCAAAGAAAGCAAACAGTATCAATGTAAGTACATTTGGCACAACAAACCAGAATACGCCAACAAGTCCTTGCGTGTATGCTTTTTCCGATGCAACAAACATCGACGGAGCCCACACCCATGTAGCAGCCATCGAGAAAGCTGTAAGCAGCCACGGCATACTCCGGTTTGCAACCAAAAATTCTTCTTTCGTCTTTTTGTGTTTTCGCAGGAACACAACGAGCAACATCATCGCAACAAAGTACGTTGCAATCAGTGCCCAACCCTCTAAACTTGATAATCCTTCCATTTTACACTAATTTTTAAGATGTAACATCTGTCATTTCCACGCAAATATAAAGAAAGTGTGCTTATTAAGCGCATATTTAAGGTAAAATTATGCGTTTAACAAGCACACTTAGCAATTCAAACATACTGTCTAATAGCCAAATACGAGCATTGCAGCATCCCGTGAATGTTCGCTCGTCCTCTTTTCGTATTTAGTTAATCTCTTGAATGATAAAGCATTGAGCTTTGTCTTTGAATCTTTTGGATGAGTCATTTCGTAGGGAATACCGGTATCTTTAAGAAAATCATCCCAAATGTGAGCATCCCGTTTAACAGAGCCGACACCTTGCAGCATTTTTCTCTCCTCATCCCTACTTTTGTAGTTGGATTGAAACCATTTCCTTAAACGTGGGTCCTCAACACGAACTAATATGCTTCCTCCGTATGTGTCATACATCTGTTTAACATACATCATAGCCTTATGAATTGCAGTAGTCTTTATCAATTCAAACTTTCTCGCAGCAACATTCCACGTAGCAACTCCGGTATCTACTCCGGTATCAATGCCGATAACATAATCGTATTTTTTAATCATTTCTCAATCAGTCTTTTTTAAGTTTATACATACCCACCTCTCCCCCCCTATAGTCCCCCCCTCTCAAAACGCTATTCGTTTTTTGTAACTTGAATTTCTATCATCTGCATACAGTGTGGAGAAGTAAACTTTTCAAGTTCCGAGCGTTTAGGAAGAATAACCGTCATGTAAGCATCATCCGGGATAAACTTGTATCGGGCAGCTTTTACCTCATAGATGGAAAGTGGCTTATCCGATTTCACTGTCAGGTGCCAACGTCCTTCGACGATACTTGTCATTACCAGATTTGAGCCATGTAGGAAAGCGCCCTCTTTATACTCTCCATGTTCATCACGACAGATAGCCGGACGGTCGTAGGTAGCATTCAGCTCTGCAATCAATTCATCGTTTAATCGCTTTCGTTTCAATGGGACCGGGATTACTATTGCAGGATTCAGTTTTGCAGCAGCCGGTTTGTTTTCTACTTTCAAATTACCGGAAAGTGCCTGCACATTGCTTTCTTTTGTTTCCTCTTTAAGGAGTTTTGTAACTTTCTCTACGTCTTGCATAATTTCAATTTTAAATGGTTTATAATCAATATCTAAATTTTGTAAAGTGGATGATCGGCAACGGTTCAACAAACGACATACCGGTAAACCACTCTTTCCAATCTTCAACAGCCAGCCCGTCGTTCTCTGCGATTTGTTTCATAGTTAGCATCGGCATAGGTTTCCCGTCAATACAATAAACGGCACGTTCTACTCCGTCTTCGGAATCGGTGTATTCCATGACACTCAATGCCTGCATCCCTATACCATCATCTTTGCCCAGTCTGGCTATTTCCACTTGCACGTTTCCTTTCTCGTAAGGCTTTCCTTTCCACTGCCGGATAGAGATAACAGCTTTCCCTTCCTGCACTTTCTGCATAATTCTCGTCCAACGTTCCAAATTTGTACGGATAGTATGTATTTTGGGGAAGTTCCATAGTTTACCTTCTTCAACAATAGCATTACGGGAGCAGCTCCTTTGAGTATTCTCCGTTCCGTCATAAGTACAGGCCCACGTGCAGGATTCACTAAATTTCCGTCCCATAAGGAACTTGCACCGGAATCGTGTCGGTTGTCCGGCTTTCGGATGCTCTTTCGGGAACTCCTTCGAAAGCATCAATACATAAACTTTGATTTGGTCTTTTTTTTCCATGATTACTATTTATTATCGGTTTCTACCATGTAATTCTGAATATGATTTCCACCCCAGTTCGGTAAACTGCTTAGAGTACACTTCTCCACGTGGCATTATTGGTTGCCAATTCTCATCACAAAACAAACGATAGTGATACACTTCCGAATGTTTCCCTTCCTCGCTGTATGGAGGCTCACACCACAACAAACGACGATTATTGCCGAAGAACTTTTCCAGAATGTGTTCCAACTTCCTAACATCACGTCCACCGGGGAAGGAGATAGATAAGTGATAGCAACGTTCATAGTCTGGATTCTTCCACCATCCAGAGGTATGATATCCAACGTCACGAGTGAGAATGATAATACAATCATACGGCTCAACAAACCACCGGCAGCTTTCAAGATAATCAGTATGCGCGGAGCCATCAAATATTCCATTCTTAGCGACTTTAGCAATACAAGGAAAGATATCAGCGTCAGTGGTATTAAAGGGAATCCTTTTCATCTTTATTCTGTCTTAATTGCTCTTCAAGCCATTTAACTCCTTTCATAAACCCCTCAACAAAAGCATCGGAGCAAACTCTTTGTACTTCTGGTGAACAAGTTGCTTTATCTCTATGCAACGGGCAGATAGCGCACGTTCTACTTCGACCATTTGCCTGTTTTGCGGCTTTAACTACCCCTCTCATCTGCATCCTCCTTTCTGTAAGTCGAATATGTCACTTGTATATTCCTGGTACAAAGCATCGTTTCCCCACATTTAGGACAATCAGTCTCCAACTCTTCACCGTCACCACCTCCAAACTCCCATGAATCATTATCCTCATGTCCGCAATACGGGCAGACGATTTGACTTGTATATTCCGTATCTCCCATGATTAAAAAAGTTTTGGTTGTTGTTGTTCTAAAACTACTTTATTCGCTCTCTCAATCTCATCGTCTATCTCCTTTTCGACCTGCTTACACTGTCTCAATACAGCAGACGAACGAGTTTGAAAGTATTCCTTTTGAAGTTTCCGCATATAGGAAACCCTATTAAAAAATTGTTTTGAGTTCATTATATTCTGTTTATTTAAAGATTTCTACTAAGTTTCCACCTGCATCAAAACGGCAATGACAAAAAGCTATCGCATTCCTTTTTCGCTTACCTTGAACATGAAACCGCTTTTCAAAAGCAGGACACCAGTCCGAATACAATAATTCATCAAATGGAAGAACAGCACAAGGAAATAAATTTCGTACCTGCCGAATTATGTCCGGTCGGTGAGTTCTAAAATCCAGAGGAATATCTTCTTTTCTAGTCCGAACGTATATCCGCCATCCACCCATTATCCATGACTCGTTATAGAATACCCAGACGCACCCGGGAACAACCTTTTCACTCCTACGCTTCCAATAGATATGGTTGTCTTGTTTTTCTTTCTTCCGAGCAAATATCTCTTTGTAGGTGTATTCTTTCCAATCTCCATCTGGATAATCCTTGTACAAGTAAGCAATATGGCGGGGAAGGTCAATTCCCCACCAAGATTTAGCTCCACCTCGTGACATAATGGTACACATGATCAATCTCCTTTCAGCTTTTCAATCATAGCGTTTGCAAATACAACAGACCATTCAGATATAGTTTTAGCATCCGCAGCTATTGCAATACTATCATGCGAATTTGCGCAGAAACCTTGCATCGCAGCTTTCGCCAATTCGTACCGCCGCTGTTCCCAATCTACAACCGGAATAATCTTTTCGGTCTTTATCCAATAGGCATCCTCCCTATTCATTCCTTCTGGAATAATAGAGACTAACTTACCTTCATCCGTCATAAGAGGCTTAAAGCCTTTTGGAATCTCATTTACTCCCTCGTGGGGAATGATAATCTTCATGTTTTCCATAACTTTATTTATTTCAAGAATAAAATGTCTCAAATGTGCTTTATCACACCAATATCCAAGCCTATCACAATCCGTCACGCTTAAATCTCTATTTTTAGTCAGTTCGACAAATATTTGCCCCTGCTCTAAAGTCCTTGTTTTATCTTCTTTTACTATAAGCATATCTTCTATTGGTTATTTACACATTTGACTTATACACGTGTTATCAAAATACTCACAAGAAACATCATCAAACTTTGCACCGGTAAGGTGGCATTCACATAAGGCATCACAACCACCACATTTCCGGCTAAATTGCAAACGAAGTTCATCAATATTGCATAAAATGCGCTCATAGATTTTATACATTAGCTCCGGTTCCTGCTTTTCGGGAGAATAAACGAATACCCGTTTACCTGCACCTGCCATCCATCCGGCCTCTGTATTTGCACTACGTCCACAGGGCAACACCATGACACAAATATCAGCCCATTGCATTGCACCAAAATCAGAATCAAACCCGGCCTCAGCAACCGGATTCTTTAAAGCCTCACGATACTGTTCAGTAGTCCAACTTTGCCAATCTTTGTCTATATCAGACCAATGGAAGCCCGTACGTCCCTCTGGATTCTGAAAGTCGTAAACCTCATGTCCCAATTCAAGGAGAACTTTTACCACTTCTTGTTGATACTTGTTTCTCCAACTACTCGCTACATAAATTTTTGCCATACTCTTATTCTTTTTAAAATTTGGTTATTCTTTAAAATCTATTTTTTGTTGAAGTACTTCATCTGCATAATATTGCTCAAAACTCTTATCACTTATCCACCAATTAAATCCGAACTCTGCATCAGAAAAGTTGTGGTCGATATATCCGGCATTTATTAATTTTTGTATGGTCTGTATCCACTTCCTACGAACATGGGGAAAACGCTTACAATCCTTTATCTTTTGCTTTCGGTTTGCCATAGGACATAAAATACATCCGATTCGATTATACCCCTCATCATACAGCTTACAATACCCAATTTTATATTTCCGAATAAACTCCCATATTTCCTTTTCCGTCCAATTAAAAATCGGTGATATTAGAATTTTATCCTTACCGCCAACGCAGGTTATCATAGTCTCTCTATGCTCTGAAAATTGGTCGAAGTTTCCGCTAAATTTACGATCACCCGTCTCTACCTCATTTCGTTTGGAACGTCGAACACTTTCACCTTTCCGAATTCCAATAAGAGTCACCTTCCCTGCGCCAGACATCTCTTTAAATTCAGCACAGCACCAACGCATTACTCTCGTTGGAAGAATATGCTTCTTCAAAGCCATGTCGTAGATAGATATTTTAGGCTTAATCAATTCCACATCCGGATAGCTCTTTCTCACAAATCGGATAACATCCGGAGGGTCAATGCTCGTAAGATTCATGTGCCCTCTAAATTTCACTCCTGCCATTTTTGCGAGGTGATATAGTACCAAACTATCTTTACCACCGGAAAAGGCAAGATAAAAACCATTCTCCGAATCATAGTCAAGTGCTATTGGCTCGCTCTTACGAAGCAAAGCGATGGAATAATCTATTTTTGATTGCAGACTCATACGCTATTCATTTGAATATCCCTAACTCTTCCTCAATCCTCTTTTCTGCAAGGCAGACATAGTCGGGATTAAGTTCAAATCCAATAAAATTTCTATTGAGTTTCCTCGCTACAACGGCCGTAGTGCCAGAGCCCATAAAAGGGTCAAGAACTATTCCTTTCTCCGGGCATCCTGCTTTTATACAGTCAACTATCAGTTTTTCTGGGAAAACAGCAAAATGTGCATTTTTACAAGCGGCCGTCGGAACAGACCAGACCGAACGTTTATTCGCTTTGTCAGCATACTGATATTCACGTGTAGTACTTTTCCGGAACATTGGATTGGATTCATCTAATTCCGCAGCCGCAGCAAAAGCCTTGTGTCCTACATTCTCAACTTTGCCAATCCTACTTTTTACGCTTTGGGAAGCTACCTGCTGAATAGACTTACTATCAAAATAGTATTTTCTATTTTTCGACAAGAGAAAAATGTATTCATGTGACTTTGTGCATCGGTCCGTAACACTTTCCGGCATTGGATTAGGTTTACTCCAAATAATATCCTGCCTCAAATACCAACCGTCTGCACGCAAAGCGAAAGCAAGCATCCAAGGAATGCCTATCAAATCTTTATTCTTGCATCCCGTACACTGTTTTACTAACGTAGCTTTACCAAGTGTACCTCTATTAGTCCCTTGCTTATAATTCATTGCGTTTTCTGGATAACCTGCCCCACCTTTCATTGAACCGGCATAGGAATCTCCAATATTCACCCACAATGTACCATCTTCAACCATTACACGACGCACCTCACGAAAAACAGCTACTAACTTCTCAATATATTCCTCCGGAGTTTTTTCTAAGCCAATCTGTTTTTTATTGCCATAATCCCTTAACCCGTAATATGGTGGAGAAGTCACACAACAGTTTACCGAGTTGTCCGGTAGTTCCTTCAACCCAGATAGGCATTCCGATATATGTATATGATTTACTGTCATTTTTACTTATTTTGAGTAATACGCTTCTTTTGTCAATTTATCAAGGGCCTCAATCGTACTTTTACAAGGAGAAGAAGAAAAAGCAATGTGTTCTACTCCGTACAAGTACTTTGGAGAGTCCTTTCCTATAAATTCAAACCGCTTTTTGTGAGTAGCAACTCCGAGTTTTGCAGCACGCCCAATCTGATTTTGTGGAATACCGACATCTGCAGAACATGCTTTCAAACTGTCATACTCCTTGCCGGTCGTGATACATCGTACCGGCTTCTCCATTTTCGGTTTGCCAAAGTTCTTATGCCCTTCATGTATCATTTGCATGGCACGTTCTCTGGCAAGTTCCCGGCGCTTCTGTTTCTTTTCCTCCGAGCATCTATCCCAACCATTCCCGAACTTGTGCCCTTTCTTGAAATGGTACGTCAATCTGTCCCGGTTAGGGTCAAGTGTGTATTTCAGTTTATCAAATTCTCCACGTAGGTAGATTTCGCGAAACTCTTCCTCATACCACCATCGAAGCCCACGGCAGATAGTTCCTCGTTTACAACTGTCAGTGATACTGTGTCGGTCCATTCCGTATTTATCAACAGCATCTTTGATGAATTCAAAGTAGCCAGCAATGGAACCGTCCGGATTAACTGCGACAACAGAATGTTTCCGACCTGGATGTTTATAACCTTTTGTTCCCATAATCTGACTAATTAAAATTTTCCCAAAGAAGATTTGATAATTTCTCCCGTATGTCTCGCATAGGTGTATGATCGGACGGACCGAAAGGAGAAGGAATAATAAAACCCGTTTTCGGCAGTCGGTTGCAAATAGAATACTCTACGGAAGGGGAATCATGTTCGAACGAATCTTTGAACATCGTTTTCAACTCCGGAATAAACTCATCCTTTACTCGGAAAAAGCATTGATTCTCATGTGAACCAAGAGTACCGTCTGCATAGCGGATAAGAACTAAATCACTACCAAACTCTCCTGCTTCCAACCGTACTTGTACAATTCGTCCAACGTACATCAAAGGATTAACCGTACCGACTTGTAGCCCAGTAGAAACAAACATTCCAAAGTCGCTTTCAGACCACTTGTGAATAATATCACCGTGGTTATTGATAATTTCATTGAAAATTTGCTTTTTCATGCTGCAATCTTTTTAAATTCAAACAATTTCTTACTTAATGCCTCACAAAGCACACGAGCCATATTCACCTCTACAGCATTTCCGATAAATTTCTTTTTGTCTGCCTGCGTACCGACCAACACGTAGTTTTCTGGAAATCCCATAATTCTTTTAAGTTCCAAAATCTTCAACATTCTCATTTTTATATCAACTATCTGGTAAAGCGCCATGAAATTGATAATCTTCCACATTGGAGGACAAAGAGAATCGATGTCTTTGAAAATATAAACCGGACGTTTCTGAATGACTTCTGAAATCCAACCATAGTAGTTATGAAAGGCATACACACCATGTTCCGTAGAGATAAAATAGGGAGGTGTTTTATCCATCCGAGCAATCAACGTAAAACATGGATTATCAATGGAACTACCCGCACTCTGATATTGTGGATTCATCAAATAATGATGCTTCCGATTTGCAGTGATAGTCTGTGCAGGTTGCTCGATACTACTCCCAATGTTACTAAAGTTAGTATTCATCAGCCACGGAGTAACAAGAGCATATTTAGGATTTGCAGTAATACATCCTAACGGTTGATTTGCAGATGAAGGCCTACTCTGCCCGTATTGTTGGTCGATAAAAATAGGAGCTACAATACGTTGTTTGGGGACTGTAGTTATAGCAGAACAAGGGGCATTTAGATTTCCATGCTGTCCACCTGCTGAATAATAGTTCATGAAGAACGGGGAAATAAGCGAAAGTCTATCTTTCGTCAAAATAGTAGGACTCGGGGCATTGATATCTTTCCCTGCATCTTTGAAGTTATAGGAGCAAAGAAACTTCGGCTGAACACAATTAAACCGGTCTTTTGTTGATATTGTCGGACATGGTCTATTGACAGAACTTATATTATCCCCATTGCTATAATAGGCAGCAAGAAAAGCGGATGTCACAAGCGAATGATTATCTATGCACTTTATTGTATGTGCAGGACCCGTTATCGGAATATTCTTGCTATCCGGGTCCCCACTAAAATACTTACTCAAAAAATGAACATTCGCTATCCCTAATCTATTTTGGCAGCTTACCACCGGACAAGGTTCGTCAATACCAGGAGCATTGTACCCACCATTGCGGTTCATCGAATTCCATTTCACCATGAAAGCATCCTTTCCTCCTGCCACAAATTTCACAAGTCCGGAAAATATACGCTCTAGAGTTTTATCCGCTAACGGTTTTTTACGGTTGAAAATGGATTCTCCTTCATCCTGCAAATCTAAAACGTCTTTCACCGGACGCCATTTCTCCATATTACAGAACATATCCCTCTTTCCATCTTTACAGTGAGAAGCCTCCGGCCATGCTATCGGAAGACCTTTTGCTGCAAATTGTCCGAAGAATCTACGTCTGGAAGTAAAAGCACCGTAATCGGCTGCATTGAGTATTTTGTGCTCAAAATCATACCCGTAACTCTTCACATTACGTTTCCAACGCTCGAACAAACGTCCTTTGTCTTTGGATATCGGTTTCCCGTTTTCGTCCATGTCTCCCCATGACATGAACTCTTCCACATTCTCAATTTGGATGTAGGAAGGATTCAGAGCCTCAATATACCGGAACAAGTGTTCTGCCAACGTCCGGCTGTCCGCATCTCTGGGAAGTCCACCTTTCGCTTTGCTAAAATTGGTACACTCCAAAGAAGCCCATAAAACCAAATGTGCTTCCGGATAGATTTGTTTCATTCGGTTTACATGCGCAACCAAAGGGGAAAGTTCAAGCGTTCGGATATCCTCGGTGAAGTGTAATGCGTCCGGATGGTTAGCTGCGTGGCTCGCTATCGCATTTTTATCGTGATTCACACATGCAATTACCTTGGAGCATTGTTCGTTGTTTACACGGGCTAATTCGACTCCGGTCGAAGTTCCTCCTGCTCCACAAAAGAGGTCAACATACAGTAGATTAATCATAATCTACCTCCTTTCGTTAGGTCACACAGACCTAATAAATCAATCTTTGTCATAACAATGTTGCGTTAAATTTTTATCTTCTCGATTCACCCTGCAAGTGAATCACATTATATTTCTTAAATCGGTCATTAATACGACCGTGCTCATCATCGAAATACTTCATCAGTTGCTTTGCTGACAAGTTGGTAGTGATGTGGCAATACTTATCATAGAACTGCCATATTTCAGACCTTGCAAAAAGAAACTCACTACACAATTCCTTCGTATTTGTACCGTAAAAGGTTGTCAAATCCAAACCGATATCATTCAAACAGAGATTTATCGGAAAGCATTGAAAAGCCTTAGAATCATTTTCATTGTAGGTGTACTTATCCAGATTGTTATGCAATGTGTAATAGTTCACCATCTGACCAACTGACAAATTCAAAAACATCATCGGGCTTCTAATTTGTATCAGATATGCAGCGAAAGTTTGCATCAGTACTGTTTTTCCGGCTCCCACACCACCGCAAAGCATTATGTTATTATGCAGCTTATAGTCCTTTTCCGGATAGATACCTTCTGCAGAGCGGCATCGGTTGAAATAGTGAAGCAAAAAACGAATCACTTTTTCATTTTCCTCATCAACTACAAATTTCCGATTCTCACGATATAATATCCGGTTACCAATCCCAATAAGAGCGTTCAAATGTGATTGATAGGATTCGTCCGGAAAATCATCGAAAATCCTCGTTGTAGTCTGGCTCTGTCCCGCTTGAACTTCCCGAATTATGTCCCCGATTTGTTCCTTCTTTTTTATTTGCTCCATCTTTCCACTCTTTTAGACCCGTATATTTCCACCAATAAACGAAACGTCGTTTTGCATCAGGCAATGTCAGTATCGACTTTTCTTCACCAATAGACTGTATCCACGAAAGAAACTTATCAATCTGTTCCGGAAGCATTGGCAGGAAATCCACACTCAAACCGGATTGCATACAAGCATTTTCTTTCCAAAGTTTATCTTTCAAAAGAGAATCCTTAATCTCCCCGATTTTTATGAAGGGCTCTCTCCCATTTTCCCCCTCGGGGGGATTATAGGGGGGAGTTATTATATTATTTATATTATTAATATTATTAGATTTGTCCCTTCGTTGTCCCGTCACTGTCCCGTCGCTGTCCCGTCGCTGTCCCGTTAGCTGTCCCGATTGCTGTCCCGTTTTTTGAGAATTATTTTCGTATTCATCTGTATTACAACCTTTTTCACCGTTTAACGCTGTCCCGATTACTGTCCCTTCTACCGTCCCGTTTGCCGTCCCGGATTTTTCCGGAATATCAGCAAAACCCGGATTTCCACTGTCCCGACTTTGTCCCGGCTCTTGTCCCTTTACTTCTGAAACGAAATTATATTCTCCATATTTACAGATAGTTATAACAGTTTGGTTTGTCCCTTCTGCTGTCCTTTTACTTATCATACCTTCCGAGATGAGCATATTAATGAAATTATCCACCCTATTTTTGGACCAACCCCACAATTTGGCTAAGTGCCGCAATGATGCGGGGTATTCTCCACGATGGATTTCTACCATTTTACCTTTTATCAGTATCTTGGTCGAATTCGCCTCAAACCGTGCTAATCTCAATAAGTCGATCCACGCTTCGGCACAACTGAATTCTCGCTGTTCGCGCCATAATGGGTGCTCAAATAGCTTTCTACTTAGCGGTAAAAATCCTTCTTTCATCTCTCGTTGTGATAAGATTATTACTCTATCTGTTTTTTCTCGGCACGGGTAACCCAAACGGTTTCACCCGTATCAGCATCAATAAATGACTCCTTCCAAGTGCTATAGTTTTCATCAATATAATCCATGCGAAGTTTCATACATCCCAAATACCATGAAGCAATGCTACCGTAGATTTCAGAGGACGCAGACTCTTTTATTAATTCCAGAGTAGCATCACGTAATTTATCCATATCAAAGCAGCTTCCTTTTGTGGCAGCATCAATAAGTGCCATGGTTCGCTTCTTAATATTGATAGCCTTACCATCGCTTCGGCAGATAGCTTCTACAAACTTTTTGCAGGCAGACAATACTTCTTCTTTTTCCGCATCTTTCTTTATCATCCGGCTATACAGACTACACGAAGGAGAAATATCACTGTGAGCATTAACAATGTCAGCAATAGCACCATCGGAAGAATAATAATACACGTCCATTATCGGTGTCTCTTGGATGCTAACAATAATCCAGTCCCCCATAGAGTCTTTATTAAAGTCCTCCATGATACGCTGCGCCCGGTCTGTATCAGAAGCACGCACCAGATACTTGTAATTGTTCCTTTTCTCATCACCGGAATCCTCGTCTATGACAACGAATGCTTGAACAACCTTGTAGTATCTGTCGTCAGCTTCCGTAGCATCCCTTTCTATGATAGAATCAATGCTAAAACGTGCGATATCATCTATGTACAAAGTACTACCTTCTCGAACGAAAGGAGTCAGTTCTTTGGTTATTCGTTCCTCGGCTTCTCCCCAGAGGATTGCATCAACCAAATAAACTTCGCTGACTTTTTTCTCCTTTCCGTTTTCCATTGACTTACTGTAGTGTGTTCTACACTGAAACCATGATTGCATCATACTTTTTCCTCCTTCATTTCTTGTTTAATAGCTTCTTTGAGAGCAGGCAATATCTTAGCCGCAAATCTTTCACAACACCCTCTCATATTCTCATTACTGCATTGATAAGCGACACCTTGATACATTTTTCTTCCAAAGTAATCTACATCAATACTCAATATGAATTCTCTAATTTCCATAGGTGTAGACCAAGAAAAATTAAAGTTCCCCCAATCTGTTAGAGAGTAGAGTTCTTTCTTATCAGTAAGGATAACCTCACCCAGCCAACCTTCTTTTTCTGTTTTCAAAGTATATCGGCGAATTGTTTCTTTTGCCATAATCAATCAATTTTTGATAATTTCTTCAATATATTTTTCACTAATCTAACTGCATTTTGTACCCGGGTACTTTTGCCTACCAAATCAACATTATCAATTAGAATTGGCAGTAGCCGGAGCAGGTCTTTCACTATGTAATCTGGCACTGTTTTCATTTTCCTTCCAATTTTTGTCTGGTTCCGGTAGCTCCATTCCCAGGTACTCACTTGCATATTCTCTTAACTTATCCACGTAGGTATTAAAGGTCACGGTATCCATTTCAGAAGTTGAAGAAGGTATCTCTACGACTTCTCCGGTATCTTTATTGACTATCTGTTCAGATGTAAACTGTCCCTTGAAAAATTCGTGTATCTGTTCTGTGGTCGCGAACTCCCAACCAACATTTATCATTCCTTTTAAAAGCAACGGGTAAGCACATCCCCACAAATAGCCGTTTTGCTTGTTGGAACGCTGTCTACGGACTTTTTTTATAGTAATGATATAAATACCATTCGCCAACAGAGAGAAAGCCAACAACAAAGCCTTACTATCGAATAGTCCGTTTACCTTTTCAAACCTTAGTGTCATTAGTACGGTACTTTACTGAAATTAATAACTACTCCTTTGTTAGCAGCGACCACCGGCTTGCCAGTCAGTTTTACAACTTCATCCACAAACCTTTTCTCGTCCGAATTTCCATCAGACAGATGGATGAGGACAATGTTTTGCGTCTGTGACAAATCATTTGCGGATAGCAACCCTTTTGTTGTCTCAATCTCCATGTGCGATTTGAGCAACCGGGGACGCATAGATGGCGGTGTCCGGCCATCTGCAATATTCTTATCAAGAATATCATCCGCATAGTTAGCTTCAATCAGCCAGTGATTCACATTATCAAAGGTGTATTCACAATAGAAAGTATCAGTGAGAAAAACAAGTCTTCCCATGTCCGGGTGATCGACTTGATAACCGAAAGCCGGAACGTCATGCTGTACACCGAAAGGAATAATCTTGAAATTGCCAACCTTATAGCCACGTCCCGGCTGTACAACCTTCGCGAATGGTGGCATAACAGAGAATCCTTTGCTTTTGCAAACAGCTTCCGGTGAAAGTACCGGAAATCCTATCTTTAGATACTCTGTATAAAATCCTGCATGGTCGTTATGCTCATGGCTTACCAGACATCCGACAATCTTACTGATATTATAGTTCAGAGCCTTCTTGACATTGACAAGTTTAATCCCTGCCTCTATTATCATAGCCTCATCCTTATTTTCAAGGATGTAGCAATTTCCGAGACTATTACTTCCTAATACTTTCAGTTTCATTTTCTACTTTCTTAGCTTTATAAAGTTGGGTATATTTCAGTTTCGCAAGAGACCATTGTAAGAAGAAAGCGGCAGGCCTCACAAATTCGTGAGGCACTAACCCGGCAATCCAAATTACCGGTTGCTTTCTTTCAGACAAATCAAACAGTTCATTGAAATCGGTAATTCTACCGTTCCTCACATATTTACTCTTACTCATGATTAATATGGAGGTTTATCATCCACTGCATTCTCTTGCTGCGTAGGAGAAGGTGCAGAGGAAGGTTGCTGTGCCGGAGCAGCAGGTTTTACTTCTTCAAAATTGGCATCTTCAACATCACCCAAATGTTTCTTGTTAGCGGCTCCTTCTATCTGTGCGGCCCGATGTCCGGCAGTGGTATCTACTTCCGTATCATCCGGTTCATCAAACAATGCCGAATCATCAGACATGCCAATCAATAGCTTACAAGCACGTCCGATAACGGTTTTCTTAGCCATTTCATCACCGAAGTTCTTATGTGCAGGAGAGCCACCCTTAGTTGCACCCTGCATCCATGCCTGCTTAATCTGGGAGATATTCATTATTTCAACGATAACACGTCCATCATCTGTGACAAGAATAGCATAAGCACCTTTGACCTTGTTTGCATCCAGAGTTTCCAATGTCTGTTCATGCTTGACAATCTTTTTGAGTCCGGTTTGAGGGTCCACAGAAAAGATAAATTCATCTCCTTCATATACACAGTTGGCAACTGCCGTTAATACACCGCCTACACGTTTGGCAATGGCAAGCGTTCCAAGGTAGCTACGCTGCAATGTTAGTTTGTTGCCATATACAATAAAATAGCACTGCTTTTTCATCGGAGAAAGCCCCTGCACAACCATATCAAGCAAAGCATTAGCAATACTTTCTTTGGTGCATACGACCAATGCCGGTCTGTCGCTTCGGTCCTTTGTCTCTTGAAGGATGAGCCATGCCGATTTTAAGGCGTTAGCTGCTGAGTAGTTAGCCGGAAGTTTGAGTTCTCCGGTTTCCTCAAACTTCGTAATCTTAGCTAAAACGCTATCAACTACATCTTTCTGAACAACCGGAACATTCTGTTGCGGTTGTTGTGCCGGAGCCGGTTGAGCTCCACTTTTGTTGTCAAACATTCCTCCGGTTTGACTTTGATTTGTTTCTGCCATAATCTGTTACGTTAAATGGTTATTGAATAGTTAATTTAGCGCCTCTCTCTACAAAGAGGTTTATCACTTGTGATGCACATGGAATAAGGTTACAGACACTTTCCCGATTATCCAACCAGATAGGAGCCGTTACGCCCTTTGCCCTACAGATAGCATTTATAATATCAATACCGGCATTCATCTTAGCTGCCGTATTCAAATCGGAATAGGGCGTGCCATCTACCATACATTCGCAGGTGTCAAATTCCGTTCCGTCTACTTGCGTATCGAACATCCGGAACTGAACATAGGAGAAAGCTGAATTGATACGCTTCTCTACAAGAGATACCTTCGATCTCATAAAATCAAGTATCGAGGCTTCAATTTGTTCGTAGTCGGCAATCTGCTGCTGCATATTAGAAAGTTGAGACTGCAGTTCATCAATCCGTTTCTGGGTACGTTCAATCTGTTCCCTTTTGGATAGTCTTTCTTTGAGAGCATATATCTCCGATTGAAGAGCATTTTTAGCGTTGATGTATTCTGATACATCAGCAGGAGTATAAGCCGTCTTTAAGGAGGCTTCAAACTCTTCTATTTCCTTTTTCAGAGAAATATACTTTTCATTCCGTTCTACAGCTTCTATAATATCTACTGTTTTCGGCTCTGAATTCTGCAACTGCTGTTTCTCACTTTCCAACGTAGAAAGCAAATTCTTCTTTTCCCCGATTGTCTGTTCAATACTTTTAATCTGGTTTTGTAGGTCCTCAATCTTAGCCTTAATTGTAGTTCCCTTCTGGATGTTTTCATTCAAACGATTAGATTTATTGGTCTGGAAAGTATCTTGCATTTCTTGTAATTTGGTATCATAGTCCACGCCCTCGAATGCTCTTTTACAAGTAGGGCAAACAAGACGAGAATTATCTGCTTCGAATGTTTCATTTTTGATAGCAGTGTACGCAGTAAGCAAGCTGCCTCTCTGCGATTGGTATTCAGCCAATGAATTATTCAATGTTGATAACTTATTTTCCAGAGAACGGATATCCGTTTTTGTATTGGAAATAGAGCTTTCTTTTTCTGACAAATCAGAGTACCACTTATCATGGCCTACATTGGAGTCCTTTTTGACCTTCCGTTTAAGCTCTTCTATGCATTCATATCTATCATCAATCTGTCTGCGAACAACACGCCTACGGGCAGCTTCTTCTTCGTCAGCTTTCGACTTGTCAGCAATCAGAGAATCATAGTTTCTAATCTCGTTTTCCTTTTCTTCAATCTCGGAGGATAAGGCTACCCAATCTTCTTCCTCCGGCATATTCCGATTGTTTTCCTCAATACGACCGGGTATGTCCGCTACTTCACCCTTTGTCTTATTCTTCTGGGAAACAATCTGCTTTTTATATTCATCAAGAGTTTTGCCGGAATCAAGTGCATCCACGAGTGAACAATAATATTCCTTGTTCTTGTCGGTGATTAACTCGTTAAACACGTCATGGTGGGTAATGTCACCACCGACAATCTCAAATAACATTCTTCGTTGTTCCTGCATTTTCAGAGAAGGGAAATACGAAGGATTGGTTATCTGCCGGAAAAGCTGCTCGGGGCAGATAGCGGAAACTTTTGCATCATATTCACGCTTACCCATCGGAACATCATCGACAAAGTAATCTACGGTGTGCCCGTCCATCACTTCCTTAGCGGTTCCGCGCTTCTTCACCCAATTTTCTCTATAGCAACGACGGAAAACAGTTTCTATGCCATCGACGGAGAGGACCACGACAACTTCATGTTCCAATTTGGGAAGAGCTTTACCATGCTCATCAAGCGTCTTAATATTGAAGTCCGCGCGGTTCTGACTATCCTTGCCAAACAATACCCAGAGGAAAGCGTCCATCATAGTTGTTTTACCCGTAGCATTGTCACCGAATACGTTGGTAACTTCCGGGTCAAAGTTCATTTCAAGCGAGCGTATGCCCTTAAAATTTGTGAGAGTCATTCTCACGATTCTAATGTCTGCCATAATCATGTTGCGTTAATTGATTACAAATACTTTTTACGATAACTTTTAGGAGTTATACCTACATTCTTGTAGAAGGCAGCGTAGAATGATTGACGGTTTGAAAAGCCGACCATATCGCTAATTTCTTCAATGTTCTTATCGGCATATCTTTTGTCTTTCAACAAATTAAGAGCATCCTTAATTCTGTATTCATTAACCAGACAACAATAATTCATACCGAAACGAGAGTTCACTACAGCCGCCAGGTAGCGGGTATTAGTTTGCAGGTCCTTCGCCAACTTCTTAGCGGAGTAATCCGGGTCCTTGTACTTTTTCTGAATAACGATAATTTTCAGAATCTTGTCATACAACTCATCTGCCAATGCAGGTCTGATAAAAGACCGATAGGCAGCATCTTTCACTTTTTTCTCCTTCAAATTGTAGGGGAGCTTTTTTCTTTCATTTTCAATAGTTCTCATAAAATTCATTTATTTGGAGTTATTAATTAAAATATTCACTGCACTTAAACCTCTTGCGAGGCGAAAAGTCCTTAAAGTCAAAAGCCTTAAACCTCTCTTTTTTATTCACCCATGAAGCGAAGTCCTTTTCGTATTGCGTTGGAATCCTTTCATTGTCATAATCCCGATAAGGCTGAACGAACGGATCAACTCCCATCTCTGCCAATTTCATTACTCGATAGTAATCTTCTTCTGGTGTACTCCAATATCCGATTAAAACATAACAAGAAATTTTATATCGCTTAACCTGCTTTACCATTGCTTCAAGATTAGGCAGAATATCATCTTTCGGGTTATCCCATGCAACATGAATACTGCTGCCTTTTAATCTCATTGAGTTGAGAGCGTTAGCTTGCTCTTCGTCCATTATCCTTACGTCCACTCCGTGAAGATTAACAGTTTGTTTAGTGGCATTCAGAAACGATACAGCATCACGCCATTGAGGATTAGCAAAGAAATTGTTATCTAATACTTCAATGTGTTTCCCTATCGGATTTAATTCCATTGGGAAAGCAGGGCTAATCTTTCCTTCTTTTCTCCTAACTATGCAAAATGGGCAATTACGAATGCATCCACGTGAAAAAAACTCAATACTAAATTTGTGCATTGGATAAAGAGAGTAATCTGGGCTTGTAACGTGATCAACTTCTTTTGGCAACTTTGATACTATATTATACCCCGTTCCACCTTTTACGACTTCATCTGCCTGTATTACCCTGCCATCATCTTCCGTAAATGTAAACACCTTACTCATATACACTTTATCATAGTGATCTATTCCAGAATACCGCTCAACTGTATCACCTTGCGTTTTATGGTAAGCAGATAGCTTCATCAAAGCCAGATTCGGGAAATTATGTCCATCAACATCAATAAGTCCGATTTTACTCATATCTAAATTGTTATTAATCAATTCCTAATGCTTGTTTTATGCTTTGTCGCACATCATATCTACCTCTCCATTCACCACGCTCTTCGTCTATCTTTTCCTTAAGAAAAAGTGCATTTCGAACTATAGTAATATCTTTGTTGCCAATTAAATGATAATAATTAACGGGGTCTCCCTCATCGTCTGTTATCTCTATTGGCTCTATTCTTGATGGGTATTCGGGCAAACAAGCTGAATATCCCATTAATTCATGCAAGAAATTATTAAGTTCTTCAATGGTAAGTTGCTTATTTAAAAAGTCAATTTCATTCATTTCTAAATTGTTTTACGTTAATTATATCATTCCATTTCTTTGTAGTGACCTAAAATAGTACACTTCCGAAAGAAATTCATCTAACGATGTACATTTATTGGCATAAGTTTCAGCGGGTATTCCAAGTGCGATTAATCCACTAAGATCGGGCATGCTTACAGATCGTTTTTTGTTTATAGCATCTATAATCTGCTTGAATAATTCTTCTTTATTCATACTTATCTTGTATTGAATTACTTAAAATGGTAACGCTCCTTTAGATAATTTCCCTAATGGGTTGATGTATCTATTAAGATTTCTATTCTCTTTCATTACTTGTTTAAGGTTTTTTCCCGTCACTAAATCAATGAAAGTACTGTAGTCGTTTTAATTTACTCATGTCTGATTTTTTATAATTGTGTACCGTCAAAAATTCCATGGATAGTCGCATATTCGGCATTATAAAGAGCTATCATTTCCGTTTTGGAATACATAAGGGGCGAGTTATCCGATTTTCCTTTGCGTCGAGGATGAAGTTTACCGTCCTTCACCATTTTTTTAACCCATGCTTCACCGTGAGTAAATTCCTCACCGTATGCAGTGTCCCGTTCTTCAAAAAACTTATAGGCTTCACGTTGAGTTATAAGGTCCAGACGTGGATGATCGTACTTTCTCTGTGTGGCAGCACCAAGTTCGGCAGCGCCAATCAAAAGATTCTTGATTAAGTATTGTTGGTCCGTCATATCAACCTCCTTTTTTTGTTGGATATTTAGCCTGGTACACCAGAACTAAATCACCTATCATCATCACTAATGCAATTACTATCCTACACACTTCGGTAGCATTTCCAAGTACTACGAGAGAGAAAAGCAATATCAAAATTGCTACCGCTACCTCTCCACCGGTAAGTTCTCTTTCTTTTTTAGTCATAATCAGTTGCGTTAAATAAATCAATGTTGCG